TCGACGATGCCGCGGTACTCGCGGACGTTCTCGACGGCCGCCATCAGGCACCACCTCCGACATCCTCGGGGTCGGCATCGACGAGGTTTGCCGCGAGGGTGCTGCCGCTTCCAGCCTCTCGGTTCGTTTTCTTCGGCCGGCGAACGGGCTCGTCGAACGTCGCCCCACACTGTTCACAGCCGTACTGGCTGTCGTCGTTCGTTGGCGAGCACGGCTTCTCGGGGTGCCGTGTTCGGACAGCAGCCTCGTCACACTCGGGACACACCCGGACGAGCGTCTCCGTTCTGCTGTCAGACATCACCCACCACCTCGCTGAGTCGGTAGGTCCTCGGGGTTCATCTCGGCGAGCGTGCTGCCGAGTTCGGAGCCCGCGCCGGGGATGCCGTGGTTTTCGGCTGGGCGTTCGTCGGGCTGGTCGAAGCGGTTGCCGCAGTCGTTGCAGCGGTACTGGGCCTTTGAGTCGGTCTCGACGTGCCCGATAGCGACCCGATTCTCAAGTCGGGTGGACTCGCAGTCGGGGCAGATCTCCGTTACCTCCGACATCACTTCTCGACCTCCGGGAGTGACGCGTCGTCGTCGAGTGCGTCCAGACTCCAGCGGACGCCGCAGCCGAGGCAGTCTACCAGCAGCACGTCCTCGTCGGGGTTGCCGATAGCGACCTGTGGCTGGGTTTCCTCGGAGTTCGGGCACTCGCCGAGCGCGGGCATCGCTACCCAGCCCTCTTGATAGTCACCGGGCGCGACGCCGGCGTCCTCGCCGATGTGGTCGGTGAACTCCGAGAGCGTGTACCCGGAGGTCTGCAGGCCGAACTCGACGCGCGCGTGGAGCTTCCCCGGCGCGTCTTCGACGGCTTCTATCCACTCGACGAGGTCCTCCTCGTCGGCATCCCACAGTGGCACGGCGCCGGCGAGCAGCTCCCGCGGGGAGCGCGTCCCCGCCATCAGGCATCACCTCCGTCGGCCGTCGCCGCGTCGCCGAGCTGCTGCTGGTTCTCCGCGGGCTCGTCCTCGTCGTCTTCCTCTTCGCGGGCGTCCTCGCAGTCGGGGCAGAGGATGTCGCCGCTGTCGACCTCGCGGAGGACGTTCCCGGTGGCCCCGCAGTCGGCGCACTCCAGTTCGAAGTCGGCGTCGCCGGACGCGATGTCCTCGGCCCACCCGATGTCCGGGACCGCGGCGAACGGCATCAGTTCGGTCTGGATGAACTGCGCCGTCCACTCCGCGTCGTCGCGGCTGTAGATGTTGCAGTAGCCGGACCCGGCGAGCGTCCCGCGGACGATGTTGGCGCCGTCGAAGTACCGGAACCCAATCTGGGACTTCTTCTTCCGGACGGCGCGCGTGACATTGACCGTTTTGTCGTCGTGGTCTTCGTCGGGGTAGAAGACGCCGGCTTCGTCGCCGTCCTCCCAGCCGACCTGCTCGACGGTCGGGTCGTACTTCCCTCGCAGGTGGCCGGTGAACTTGTCGACATCGTAGACGGCGGGTTCGAGCCAGCCGTCGGTCTCCATCGAGATGAGGTTCCGCGCGAACCGGTTGTCGCTCGTGTCGAACGTAGCGAACCCGGGGTTCGCATCGGGCACGGCGATGAACTCGACGCTTCGCGGGTCCTCGATGACGTGCTCGGTCTCCCGGATGGTGAGCTCGCCGTCTTCGTCGGTGGTGACGTAGGGACCGTCGACGGGCCTCGTGCCGGTGTAGGCGGCGGTGCCGTGGTAGACGGTGTGGCCGTTGAGCGTCTCTTGGGCCTCCTCGACGACGACGGCGGAGTTCCCGGACTGCGTGCTGGTGAGCGGTTCCGATGGGGGCTTGACGTAGATGCAGAGCAGCGTCCGCATCAGCTATCACCCTCGCTGGACCGCGGTTCGGCGATGAGGTACACGTCCTCGTCCTCTTGCTCGACGAGAATCTCGCCGTCCTCGCTGTGGAAGTTGCCGGCGAGATGGGGCTGAAGCTGCCCCGTAATCGCGTAGACGGGCGCGCCGTCGGACATCAGTCGTCACCTCCGGCGGTCAGGCTCTGGCTGTCTGCGCGCTGGTGCGCGTCGTTGAGGTCGAAGTCCGCGAGGTCGTCGCCGACCTTCGCGCTGTACAGCTCCCCGTACTCTTCGAGGCAGTCGGCCTCCCCGCAGTACGGGCAGTAGGTGAGCTGCCGTTCGGGCAGGGTGATGACGGCCTCGGCGTCGCTCGTCCCGTTGCAGGTGGGCGCGTAGACATCGAACTCATACATCACGCGTCACCTCCGTCGACGGGGATGCCGAAGCGGTCTGCCAGTACGGTCTGAATGTTACGTCCGCCGGTGACCTTCTCTTGGAAGGTCTCCTTAGTCATGCGAGTGGCGAGGTCGAAGACTGCGATTCGCTCGCAGGTTCGCGTCTGGATAGTGCCGCCTTCGTCGAAGACCTCGTACTCCATCTCCGGGGCGTACTCGCCGAGGAAGAACACGAGGCCGTTGTTGTGGCGCATCAACGTGGCCTTCGATGCTTCAGTGACTTCTTCGGGTTCGGTCAGAAGCGTGGCTTCGGCGGCGCACGTGAGGTCACAGAAGTAGGCTGTCTCGGAGAGGACGAACGACTCTTCTTCGGGGTCGTAGATGTGGGCGACCACTTCGTCAAGGCGGTCGTTTTCGACGGCGTCACGCGGATCATCTGGGAGGTCGGCGCCGCAGGTATCACACTGCATCAGGCGTCACCTCCGGTGAACTGCGGGTGGTCCCGGATGAGGTCGCGGCGCTCGTCGTCGGTGAGGAACTTCGAGAGCGTCCACTCGATTTCGTCGAGGACGGCGTCGAAGCCGGCGTCGGTGAGCGCGTACTTGTTCGTGCGCTTGTCGAGTTCGGACTTTTCGACGAGGCCCTTGTTGGTGAGGTCGTCGAGGTTCGGGTAGAGCCGGCCGTGGTTGACCTCCTTGTCGTAGTAGGCTTCGAGCGCGCGCTTGACGGCGAGCCCGTAGCGGGCCTCCTCGGCGAGGACGGTGAGGATGTTCTTCTGGAACGCCGTGAGGTCGCGGGCGTCCGTGGACTGGTTCGTGCGGTCTATGCCGGTATCGTTTTTGTGAGGGGGATTCTCTGTCGACATGGCTTCGGTCGTGGTCGTGCAGCAGTGGTTCGCGTGCGATGCACCGGAGCCACCGTTCCGCAGTCCAGCACCACACTTTTGGCAGGGTGGGGGTGCTGGGCTGTGAGAGGGCGGCTATTCTTCGTCTTCGAGATACGGCTGGAGTGGCTCGTAGTCCTCCAGCGCGTCCCGGACGATGTCGGAACCGTGGGTCGGGTCCCCCGGTTCACTACGGTCGTGAGCGAGTTTCTCGACAGCGTCTTCCACGTTGTCGGTTACTCGCGCCCGAACATCGCCGGTTAGTTTTGCTTCCTTCATCCTATCCTGTGTTCCATTGTTACAGCGCTCCTATAATAATTGTTCCGCTGTTCCACAGGTTCATTGTGCGGTAGTCATGGGGCAATGTTCTTCAACAGTCGCGTGGACGTGTGGAACATGGCTGAGGAATCCCGAATCTCCGCGGTCGTCGACGACGACACCAAGACCGAATTCCAAATCGCCGCGATGAGACGCGACGTTTCGGAAGCCGACCTCCTCCGCAAAGTCGTGGAGGACTTCCTCGACGAGGAAGACATCCCCCCAGAAGTCCGCGAATACTTCGCGGAGGAGGGCGAGCTTGAGGGAAATCTGAACCGGGCGGCTCCGACGGCTGACTGATTCCCTCATTTCTGGCTCGCGTACTCAGTCAGCCGCTCCCGAATCTCCTCGGGAAGGTGGACGTCCGCCAACTCCCCATCACGCCACGACGCCACGATCTGGACTTCGCCGCTATCGAGCACGTCGACGTTCCATTTCCGGTCGCCCTTCTCGACGGCGACGCGAGCACCACCTTCGACGCGGCGTAGCTTCGTGAGCGAGACCTGTCCGGCTCTGGTTTCAAGCGTCGGCATACACGACACCCGACGGCCGGATACACGGTAAAAAGGCGGGTGATTTCCGACCCCCCTACGCACGCACCGACGGCAACGCCACCACTTCGGACTCCAAGTCCTCGTCGAGCACACGGTACCTGCGCCCCCCACGTTCCTCGGCGAAGTCAATCAAGTCGTACGCAGCGAGCTTCGCCAGCTTGTTCCGCCGGCTCCGCCGGCCGACCGGCGCGACAGTAAGGCCATCGTAGACCCTGTCGGCCACTCGCTCATATTGGTCGTGGACCTCCTCCCCCGAGCACGCGCCCGCCTGCCGCACGATTTCGTACAGAACGTGATGATGCACGGGGAGCGACTGGAGGTTCGACGCGCGAATCCGGCCGCGCGCCCGCTCGTAGCAGTCTCGCACGTCGTGGGACTTGATAGTCGAGTGCCCGCGCTCGCTGGCGAGCTCCGCGGCCGCTCGCAGCGACTGGATACCCCAGCGGGCAACGCCCGCGACCGTGTCCGCGATGGACTCCAGCTGTCCACGAGAGACCACGCCACCCTGCAGGCCCTCGTGGGCGCGCGCTTCGAGGATGTCCGCCAGCTCCGCGCTCTTGAAGCGGTCGACGTTGAGCGTAATCGAGAACGGCGCACTGGTGCGAGACTCGAACCGGGTCTGGTCATGGGTCACCACGACGACGGACACCCACCGGCACCGCCGCAGCGCGTCGAGGACATCCGTACTGGGGAGGTCGTCGGCCTCGTCAAGCACGACGACGTACGGGCGCGTGGTCGCCGCGGCGAGTCGCTTCGGTAGCTCCTCGACAGGCGTGGAGTGACTGACGTCCATCTCGCGGGGGTGCTCGTCGATGATGTCGCGGAGAATCGACCCTGTCCGCTTCCCCATCGCGCGCACGAACCCGGTGTCGACGCTCCCGAAGTCACTCACGTCTTCAAGGCTGCTCCGCGCGAGTGCTGTCTTCCCAACGCCGCTGGGGCCAGCGAGGAGAACGTACTCGCTGGGCTCTCCGCGGGTGATGGGCTTAAACCCGCGTGCGAGCTCCCGCTTCTCGGTGTGCCGATGGAGGAGCCGGTCGGGGAGGTGGTCGTCCTCGAAGACCGCGGGCTTGGTGATCATGACAGCGAATCGCGGCTATGAGGGTAAAACATCCGGGGTGAATTCCGGCCCCCGGCCCAAGCAGTCTTAACCAACACGGCGGCGGCGTCACGCTCGGCTGTTGGTTAAGGATTCGTTGAAGCCCACGAGGGCGAAAACTGCAGTCGGAACTGCGGGGTTAGTCGTTGTACGGCGCCGACGACGGCGCGGCCACATCCGGCATGGCGTCCTGATACCTGCTCGGAACGTCGGTCGCGTCGATGAACCCGTGGACGACCAGCCAGTACCACGAGTGGACATCGCTCTGACTGCAGCCATCCCGGTGCGGTATCTCGTCAACGTTCTGACCAGTCTGCTCGCACTCGTCACACTGGACGAGCCCGGTCATCTCCCCGAGCTTGTAGCCGTCGACGTCGATGGGCGTCTCCGAGCGGACGAGCGTGAAGTTCGTGTCCGACCGCGTGAACGACCGATATTTCGTGTTCTTCAGCGGGTCTCTCATGCGTTCTCGGAGGGAGTGACGAACTCGCGGAAGTGCGCGTCGAGACTGCTGTGGTCCGCCCAGTCCGGGAGGTCGCGCTCGCCGAGCTCGTAGGCGACGCGGCGCTGGTGCTTGCACGTCCGGTCCCGGTAGCGGGCGTCCGGACACGTACACGCGCCGCCGCGGGCGTCGACGACGTACTCGCTGCCGCTGCCGGAGACAACCACGTACATTCCGGGCGCATCCGGGAGCACCGTCATTGCTTCCGTCAGCGCGCGCGCATCCAATTCGGAGAGGTCCGCCGGTTGGCCGGCGTGGCTGCTCGTCGCCATCAGCTATCGCCCTCCGTGTCCTCGTTGTCTTCGTCGCGGTCGGGCGCGTTGACGGCGTCGCGGAACTCTTCGAGGAGGTCGTGGTAGCAGTCCGGACAGATCTGGGCCGTGTAGTCCTCGCCACTCGCGCCGTTGTGGAAGATGCTGATGGAGACGAGGGATTCGCCGGCGGGGCCGAACTGGTACGCGGCGCCGCAGTTCTCGCACTCGTAGCTCATGCCGAATCACCGAGCGCGATGTCCATCCGGGGGTCGTCGCTGTAGTCCGCCAGTACGTCGAGGACGCCGGCGCGGGACGCGGCGTTGGTCTGGTGTTGGAGCCAGCGCGCCGCCTCGATGCGCGCTGCCTCGATAGCCTCCGGGTCCCACGCATCGGTCCACTCGGTCGCCTCGGTGAGGACCTCGGCGCAGGTCTCGGCGACGACCTCCAGCGCGCGCTGGCGGCCGACGTATGAGAGCCGAGCGACGGCGGGCGAGGAGTCGCCGAACTCGCTGCCGTCCCCAAGCCGGTCGCGGCGGACGTCGCGGACGCGGGCAACGTCCACGGCGGCGTCGAAGATGTGCTCCGTCTCGTTGTCCTCGCCGACGCGTTCGTGGACGCGGTTGTGGAGGAGGGTCGCGTCGAAGTCGCTGGCGAAGTGCGCGGCCAGCTCGCTCTGGCGGCCACGAAGGTCCTGCGTGGATAGCATCACGCCGACACCTCCGGTTCTTCACCGTCGCGGTGGTCGGCCAGCCACTCGTCAACGTACGCGTCGACGGCGCGCTTTACCGGCGCGTCCCGCCCCAAGTAGATTTCGTACAGGGCGTCTTGCGTGGCGTCGGGAACGTCGTCGCGGCCGTCGAGGTCGGCCTCGAGGACATCGGAGATGTACCGGAGTTCCGCGAGCTTCCGGTAGGCCTCGTCCTGCGTGAGGAGCTCGTACTCCTCGTGAGTGATGTCCTCACGGTCCTCTTCAGGCCCGTAGGGGTCGCTGCCGGCGTACGTGAGCTTGTGCGCGAATCCGTTACTCATCGTCGGCCACCTCGATGTTGTGGAGCTCGCTCAGAGCGCGCTCGATGTCGGTCGTGCGGGGGCGGGAGACGGGCGTGATGTCGCGGCCGTCGACGGCGATGCTCGCGCGGAAGTCGCGGGGCGTGACGTCGAGGCCGTCGGCGGTCTCGATGACGCGGGCGTCGTAGGGCTGTTCGACGCGGCGCTTGCCGTCAGCGCGCACGAAGAGGACGTGGACGGTCCAGTCCTCGGCACGCCCCTGCTTGTGGCCGGCGAGGACGTCGTGGTCGTCGGCGACGCTCTTCTCGATGGTGTGGAGGACGGCGTAGTACCGCGTTTCGTCGGCGTCGACGTTGGCGTGCGGGGCGTCGTCGAGCCACGCTTCGGGCACCGGCCGCGGGTCGGTTTCCTTGTGGAGTGCTTCGATACCGTCTTGCGTTTTCGGTGTGTGGGTGCTCATGGGTCTGTTGTGGACCCGAGGTCGCGTGTTGATGGCACGCGGCCACCCTTTCCATTCTGGGCGGCGTCCTCGGGCTCTACTACAGTCTTGTAGCGCCACCCACTAATAACTAACGGAGCGTTACCAATTACTGTTGTAATAGACAGTAATTACTTAGGGTTGGAAAAGAAAGTTAGTGTATGCACGCGGAGCAACACCCAGTGCTCGACCCCGACGACCTCAACGACGCAGACCGCCGCGTCCTCAACGAACTCCAAGACGGCCGCGGCACCCCAACGTTCATCGCCGAACGAACCGACACCGACCGCAGCTACGTCAGCCAACGCCTCAAACGACTCAGCGAACACGGTCACGTCGACCGCCTCGAAACCGGCCTCTACGAGCTGGTGGACGACCCTCGCCCCGGCACCGAGACCGAAGACACGACCGTCGACGTCGACGCGCTCCGCGACGCCCTCGCGGACGCCCAACACGCACACGAACAACTGAACGGTGACGACCTCGAAGCCGCCCTCGACCGCATGGAGGCGATTCTCGATGGCGAGTAGCTACGACTGATGAGCGGACACGGCGTGTCCTCGAAACGGCCAGATGTGTGCGCTGAGACGCGGTTATACGGCGTTTCGGGGTGTTGGTAGCGTATGGTCACGAAGGACCAAATCGAGGAAGAAGAACTGACGCCCGACGAGGTCATGGACCGCGAGTTCGTGGAACCCCAGCAGGACGTCCGCGTCCTCCCCGAATGGGAGGAGTACCCCGAGGAGGCACCCGGTGACAACGTCCGCATCGAGGACGACGAGCTCGTCTGGGAGCGCGACGGCTTTGAAGCACGGCTCACGAGCTACGAGACGACGCACTGGCAGGCCGACATCTCCATCCCCAAGTCGGTCGGGAAGTGGCAGGCGCGGCCAGTCGACGTGAAGTGCAAGCCAGTGCCCGAGCATGGCTACGTCGACGACGTCGAGATCGAGGACTACACCACAGTCGGCGTGACCCTGATTCTCCAGGAGAACTTCCAGCCGACCTTCGCGGTGAACAACTTCATCGACCACCTCATTGAGCAGGCGGAAGGCAGCGAGGCGTTCCAGGAAGAGGTTGAGGAGAAGATGGCTGTCGCGCGTGAGAACAAGCCTACTGATGAACGCGAGGACTGACAGATATGTCCGAGACCAATAGCACAGCCCCGTACGAACAAGCCGACGCAGTCGCGGACAGTATTGACGACGCGACTACCCGCGACCGCGTCTGGGACGCGGCACTCTCCCTGCTCGCTGATCGTCCGCTTCCGTTTCAGGCGTGGCGTATCCGTCGTCGAGCTGGCCTCCGTCGGTCACAGGACCGAACGATTCGCCGGACCCTTTCCGTGATGGCGCAAGCCGGGTGGCTGGAGCACGACGAGAACAGCATGTGGTGGTACCCCGGCGAGAAGGCGAAGGAACAGTTCGACGTTGAGTACCCGGTTTAGATTTTCTCTCGGGCGGTTACACTCGTAAACCGCGGACTGCGATAGCTTTCGCACTTCTGCTACCTCTCGCTGAGTCTTAACCAACACGCGAGTATCATTCAGCCGAGCGTTGGTTAAGGGCTGGTGCGTCTGGCAATCTCGACACGAAGTAACTTATCTTGGGGACTTATCTTAGTATCTTAGATGAGCGTCTTAGACAAGTGTCTTAGATATGTGTCTGACGTAGATTCATTACCTATGACACACACCATCGACTATGCTCGCATACACCGTGTACTCGGAGGCAGGCGGCGTCGGCAAAACGACGCTTGCTGCGAACCTCGCCGTCGCGCATCGCCGAGCCGGCCTCGACGTCCTCGTCATCCCACTCGACCCCCAGGACGGCAACCTCAGCCGCCTGTTCGACGTCGACGACGACCGCGCAGACCCGTCGGCCGACAACATCGTCCGCCACATGGTCGACTCGCCACGCGGCCCATTCCATGACCTTATTCGGACCGCCGAAGGCGTCGACATCATCCCCGAACACAACGCACTCTCAGACCTCGAAGACCACCTCCGTCGCGAGAAGCAGAAAGCAGAGGACTTCGGCGAGGCGTACAACGTCCACGCCCAGCTGCGGCGCGTCCTCCAAGACGCCGGCATCCCCAGCGAGTACGACGTCGTCATCGTCGACCCGCCGGCAACCGAGGGCGCACACCTCTACAACGCGATCTACGCCACGCGAAACCTCTTCCTCCCAGTCGAACCGAGCGCGAAAGGGCAAGCAGCAGTTGAGGGCCTGGAGGAACTCGCCCGGAACTTCGCAGATCAACTATCCATTGACGTCGGTGTCCTCGGCGCTGTCCCCGTTGGGGTGAAGGGGACGAGCGACCAGCGAGACCTCCTGGAGGAGATCCCGTACGACGTCCCCGCAGTGATCGGGGACCGGACATCGCTGATGGAGGGGTGCTGGCGGCAACAGTGCTCGGCGTTCCGGTACGTGCGTGAGCATCGCGGGCAGCGCCGAGACTACGAAGTGGATACGCTCGCGCAGTTTGACGACATCGCGCGGTTCATCGAGGACGTTGGCGGAATCGAGGCCCCGAACCCACCCGAGCCCGGTGCGCTCGACGACGAGGATGAAACCGAGGTGACTGCCTGATGGGTGGATTCAAGCGCGGCGCTGCGGACGACGACTGGGACGACGATGATAGTTTTGAGGCGGACGACGCTGACGGTCGTCGCGACGTGGACCAGGACTCGTCCGTAGAGTCGACGGGTGGGTCGGCGGCTGCTGGCGGTGACACGACAACGAGGGCGCGGCTGCCGTGGATTCATCGTCGAGGGAGCATCACGGACGGGCGTGAGAAGACGGTGCAGCTTCACCTGCAGGCGTCCACTGTAGACGCTGAACGCTCGGGGAAGAGTGACGTTGAGCAGCTGCTCGGTGAGTCTGTGAAGAAGGCAGATCTGCGCGAGGCTGCACTCTTGGTCGGCCTTGAGCACGCCGACGAGGTTGCGGATGTCCTGCGGGAGTGGGGCTACGCAATCGAGTGACCGGCCGAAATCCGTGTTCGGTATCGCAGTATCTGGTTTACGAACGGTGAGAAGAACCGGTGTCTACCCGTCACTCCCCCGGGGGTAGCGTCCGAGAAACCGGGTTCCTCCACTCGAAGAACAGGGGTTCAGCGTGGCGAGCGTGCTGTCAGCGCGGAGAACGCGAACGTGGTACTATCTGGACGGGATAAACCACTATTATCCCTCCCGCTGGGTACAGATTCCTCTACGCGTTCCGCGAACGGGTGTTCTACGACGACGTCCAGAAGCCACGCGGACGCAGTCAGATACCGCGGAGAATAGCCAGTATGACCGAGAACTTATGCCGACTCGGCGGGACGCGTCACAATATGGACGTGTCTCTGCAGCGGCTCGCGTTCTACGCCGGCGCTGGGGTCGCGTTCTTCTTCGCCATCGGCGCCGCTACCGCGAGCATCCTCGCGGCAGTGCTCTTCGTCGCGGGAGGCCTGATTGCGCTTCCACAGGTCCGGAGTCAGCTCCGAGCACGCGGCACGGTCATCACGACGTGGCTGGCTGCTGCCCTTCTCGTTACATCGTGCATCGGCGGGCTCGCTGTCTACTCCGTGGCCTCTACTCAAGAGTCAACGCAGACCACCGCGGGCGGCGGCACAGCCACCCCCTCCGAGCTCGCCGTGTCGTTTAGCGCGAACAACACGACCTATCAGAACGACGTCGACCGTCTCCACGTCGCGTGGAACGCGGAAGCCCGCGAGACGGTAGACCCGCAGGCGAACGACGGGTACTCCTACGAGGGCGACGCAGACCACAAGTACATCGTCGTTCGCGTGAATATCACGAACACCGGCGAGCGCCGCATCGACCTGACGCAGCGGTACTTCCGCCTCCTCACCGACGGCGTCGAATACTCGCCACAGCATCTCGTCGGTGGCGACGACCTCCGCGACGTGACCCTCCGGCCGGATGCGAGCTACACTACTCACCTCACGTTCGAGGTGCCGCGTAATGTTGACTCGGCGACGCTTATCGCAAACCCGGAAGCGTACAACCAGAAGCGCGTGGCGGCGGTCTTCTACGAGTCTTCGAATCTCACGGTCCAGTACAGCGCGTAGCAACTACACCTGTCGCGTGTTGCTCGTCATCTGGGTGCGGATGTCTTCGAGGATGTTCTGGTCGGGTTCGCGGTTCTCCAGCTGAAGAACGACTTGCTTGGGCGTCTGTTCGATGCCTCGGATCTGCTTCGGGTCGCCCGGGATGATGTCCGGATTGATGGCGTTGATGACCTTCCAGTCCAGCGGTGCTTTCGGAACGATAAGTTCCGCCTCAACGACGGGGTCTTTGAGACGCTGCACGATGTAGCGCGCCGCTTGCCCGCATCCCCGTTCCGTCGGGATGTTGAAGTCGAACCGCTGGCTCTGGGGGTTTGACCCAGCATCGGCGGCCGTGTAACTCGACTTGAGACTATACTCGTAGGTGACGCGGACATCTTGACCGTCCGTAATATCGCCCGTGCTCAGCGCCTCAATGGTCCCTGCGTTGCCGCGAGGAACGTAGTCGGCGCCGTACTCGTAGACGGTGCCTGTGTCAGGGTCTTCGACGCGTTCGCTGGCGTCGACGAGGGGACTATGCGTCAGCGCGACTTCCGTGTCGTGCTGGACCGCGATGGTCTCCGAGTATTTGCGGGATGCACCGAAGACGCGAGCCTGTTGCACGCGCTCGCTCGTATCCTCGCTGTGCGAGTAATCGAGAACCTCCGTGTCGATCTCCGTTGGCCGCTGGCCCGGTTGCGTCCACTCCACGGAGTATCCATCTGGTCCGCGGCGGACCTCCCATACCGAGTTCGTGTCGTCTGCAACCGTGTTTAGGATGCTCTTGAGAGAGTTGTCAAAAGCTTCGTTTGCCAGTATGGGGATGTCCTGCAAGTCCGCAAATACATCGACGGCATCCAGTACGTGCCCGTTCTTGCGGAGGAGGCCGGACTGGTAGCTGCCGCCGCTGCTGGACAGCGTTACCCGCGCCCGCAGCGACGAACTCGCGGCCGTCCACTCCGTCTCGAACGAATCGGTGTTTCCAGCAGTGCGCCATGTCGCCCCAGAATCGTTCGACAGCGCGAGCTCCAGTCCACTCGTCGCGGACACGCTGACGTCGACGCGGCCACCGACCACGGACTGCGCTGGCTGCGCGTCGATGAACTCCAGCGGGTACTCGTGGGCGTGCGTCGTCGGCGACGACGTCTTCCCGTTCGTCACCGTGCTCTCGAGGCTGTCGTAGTCGCGGGTGTCGTAGACCGCCGCGCCATTCACGGCGATACTATCGGTGTCGCTATCGCTGCCCGCAGCGGTCGGGACGACGCGAATCTCGTGGCCGCCCGCCGCCAGCTCCCCGAGCGTATCGCCTGCATCAAGGACTTCGAACCACCGCATCCCCTCAGACCCCACGAGGTAGGTCGACGAGACCGTCGACACCGTCGTACCGTCGACGCGAATCTCGAACGCGACGTGCTCGGTACTCGACGTCTCGTTCTCAACGCGGACCGCAATACCGACGCGCTCCGCGGGGAGGTCGTACTCAAGACCGACAGTCGTCCACGCCTCGATGGTCCCAGAAACGCCAGTCAGTCGCAGTGCGCGGTTGTTGATGTAGTCCGACCCGCTGGTGGTTTCAGCGATTTCGACGACGCTGCTCCGGTACTCCCACGAGCCCCACGGAATCGCAGCATCCAGCGTGGCCAGCGTCTCGACGGTCCCATCACTGTTCAGGCGTGCGGGCTCGGTTGCGGGGATCGGGTCTGCCAACAGGGCCTCGTAGTCGGACTGGGTGTCGATACCCTGCTGGGGGACATCCTCTTGGGCGGTCCCCGTCGGCTCGTCAACGTTCGTTGAGTACGGGGTCTCGGCTGGGACGAGATTACGAACGAAGACATCAGCACGCTCCTCGACGATGTCACGCTGCACGCTCTGTTTGAGCGCGGTGCCACCTTCGCCGACGAGCAGAGTCTGGTTGGGCTCTTGCTCGCGGCGCACGAGCTCGTCGACGGGCTGCCTGATACCATCTTCCCAGACACGCATCGGGGCGTCCTCGAACCCCGTGTCGTTCCACTTGTCGTCCTTAGGAACGGGGACCCGAAGGCGGGGAAGACCGTTTACTGCCGGATTCTTCTGCGGGGAGCCGACCACGCGCGGCGTCAGCGGCGTGTTCGCGTCCGGATGCTCGATCTCGACGTACCACCCACTGGCGGGGATGCGTTTGCTCTCCACGTCAAGGCCGGGCGTCGACACCGCGACTACTGCGGAGTAGGCTTCTGTGTCGTCGGTGTACGCTCGGACGCGGTACTCGTACTCGTTGCCCGGGAGGGCGGTGTCGTCGACGTGACTCTCGGTGTTCGGCCCGCGAGTTGCGACGACAGTCCACTCACCCCATCCCGCCTCGTAGCGCCGCCGGCGCTCGATATCGAAGCCGTCCTCGTTGTCGGACTGGTCAATCCACACAAGCGGCACCGACGTCTCCGTAACCGCTGCGTCGGGGTCGAGTTGGAGGTTCGCGGCGCCGGGGAACTTCGTGACGATGCTCGTCGGCGACGTCCACGCGCCCGTCGCGTGTTCGGTTTCGGAGCGGAGTCGGACCGCGTACTCCTCGCCGTCCTCGCGGCCAGTAAAGATCGTGCTGACGGTGTCGGAGGTGTCCCCATCGGACGAAATGACCTGTTCGGCGAACCCCGTAGCGCTCGAATCCCACGACGCCTGCCCAGTCTCCCGAATCTGGATGCGGTAGACGCCGTTGGTCGTGACATCGAGGAACTCGACGGCAACCTCGTCCTTGACGCCGTTGCCGAGCGTCGGCGCTACGGCGTCCGGCAACGTCGTAGTCGCCGAGACAACCGCGGACGCAGTCTCCGTGTCCGGCGTCGACGTCACGACCCGGATGTCGTACGCCTCACCAGTCAGGAGTCCATCGATGACCTCGGTGGTCGTCGACAATCCGAGCGTGGAGGCGTCCGTCTGCCACTGTGAGGCATCCGATTGCTTGTACTCGACGCGCTGCTGGCCGTTGTCCGCCTCGACAGTCCAGCCCGAGAGCTCGATACTCGCCGCATCAATCGCGCCGACCGTGAGGTCGGTCGCCGCCGGGAGACTCGTCGTCGCAGTTTGCGTCCCCGAGACCGCTTCCGCGTGGTCGGTCCGCCGCGTCACTCGCGCCGTGTACGTAACGCCATCCGGGAGGCCAGTGATGGTCGCCGTTGTCGCCGAGAGGTCCGCCACCGTCGTCGAGTCACCCCAAGTGCTGCCGCCGTCATCCGAGAGCTCCACGAGGACGTCACCGTCCGTCGAGTCATCCGGGAGCGAGTAGTTGACCGTGAGTTCGTCCTCGACGCTGTCGTCGACGGAGTCCAGCGATGGCGCCGCCAGCACGGTCGTCGCGTCCGCCTCCGGTGAGAGACTATCCGGTCCGGGATAGCGAGCAACGACCCGCGCGTAGTACCGTTCGCCATCCTCCAGCCCGCTGAGAGTCGCCGACGTCCCCGAGACTGTTTGGTCGATGCTGTAGTCGCTCTCGGTGCTGCCCGAGGCTTCCGCGAAGAGGACATCGTAGTCGGTGGTGTCGTCGACGGCGTCCCAGTTGAGGTCGATACTGTCTCCGGTCGTAGTTGAGGCCGACAGCGTCGTGATATTCGTGGACTTCGTCGACGTGGATACCCAGTCGCTGGCGCCGTAGCTGGCTGTGGAGCGCACCCGGTACTGGACGGTGTCTGCGCTGCTGGCGAAGCTGTCGTCGTAACTGGTCTCGGGGTGGTCGGAGACGACGCGCGTCCACGAGCCACCGTCGAGGCGTCGGTCCACGTCATATCCACTGGGCGAAGATCCCGTGCTCGGCGCACTCCAGCTCGGCGTAGCCGAGTCGGCGCCGGTAACGGTCTGCGTGACCGACTCGGGCTCGTCGAGGGGCTTGGGGACGGCTTTGATGGTGTCGAGTGAGAGCGTCCACTGTGATCCGCTGGCGCTACTATCGACGATGATATCCGTGCTGGCGACCCCACCGAACCCGCCATCGATGCCGAGATTCGTGACGTCTGTGACGCCTGTTTGCGAGCCGTCGATAGAGAGGTCGACGGTATTATCGGCGTACTGGATTGTCGCCGTGATGTGGATGGTTTCTCCCGTGTTGTAGGAGGTGAGTTGTTGGGTTGACTCGGCCGACGACTCGTAATATACGTCGCCGTTGTGATAGAAGACGAGTGTGAAGGGAGTGGTGCCGAATTCTGCTCGCGGCGAGACGGAGAAGTAGTCGGCGCTGTTGTTGCTGGTGGTGTCCAGCCGGAGTTTTATCGACCAGTCATCTTGCTGTTCGGCGATCTCGGGTGCTGTTGCGGTGTCCTTGACGCCGGCCCGGGTCTGGAATTTGCCGGTGTACGCGCCGTCGATAGGGTTTGACCCGTCGGCGGTGAACGTGCCGCCAGTAACGCTCCACCCGGCGGTATCGCCGTCTTCGAAGTCATCAATTATGCGAGCCATCTATGCGTTCACCTCCCCGCGCTCCCGCAGCCCCAGCGACGCCCCCGAATCGTAGAGACTACTTCCGGCGAGGGGCGCGAGAAAGTCTTTGAGCCCCGACGGGACGGCAGTCGTCGCTGACTCGGGGCGGTCGAACTGCAGCCGGGTCCGTCCACGGTGGAGAATCGCGCGCAGCGCGTACGACTCGCTCGTCGAACTGTTCACGAACTCAAGATGAGTTGCGACCCGAGCAGGATTTGTTTCAACGAGGTCGACTTCCCTGAGGCTCCAGTCGCTCGCAGGGAGCGAGAGCGATGTCCACGCGCTCGACGAGGCGTCGTACTCCTCTGCAGTGAGTCCACCAGTCGTGTCGAGTGTCACGCGGACGAGGCCGTTGTCGAGCACGAGCGACCCGGCGGTCTCGTGTGCCGTCGAGAAGACGCGCCCCCATGAACAGACACCGTCAGCATCGACCTTGCTGCTTCGGCCGTACGTATCCCAGACCCGAGCATCAACGCGCCCCTCCTCGGGGTAGGGTAGGTCGTAGATGACGGCGAGGCGCTCGCGGTCGTACGGCGTGGTTCCCGGAGTCACGTCGAGGATGCTCACGTCCGCGAACTCGCTGGTTCGCGTCGTCGACGGGGACGCTGCTGTTGAGTCGCCCGTGACGGTGTTGTACCAGCGGACACGTGCCGCCGCAGCAGGCACGCCAACCTCGCAGACTTCGTCGTTGCCCCATGCGTTGTCGACATCCGTCGCGTTCACGCTCACTTCCCGAAAGTGCGACCAACGCGTCCCCTGCTTTTCCAGACGCAGGTCGACCGTCTGAAGGTACTCGGCTTTCGGGTCGACTGGTTGACGGGACCCGGTCCGAACCGTGTAGTAGCCGTTGTCAGGTGTCGCTTCACTCTCCGCAGGGTCGTCGGCGAACACTGGGATGACATCGTACCCCGCAGGGTCCGATATCTCCGCGACTTCCGCAGCCATCAGCTCCGCGTACTGTCCGCGGAGCGTCGCGCGAACACGATGCTCCCCGGGCTGGGAACCGAGCGACTGCAGCGGCGCGACGTCCGATTGGAGCGCGTTCTGCGCCGCAGTCTCTCGTCGGGCGTCGCTGTCGTTTCGGAGCTGTGCCTGCCACGGGACGACGAGCGTGTAAAGCCGTAGTTTCTGCATAGGTTCTTAGAACAGTTCGCGGAGCGCCGCGTCGATGGGCTTCGTCAGGTCCGCCGTCTCGACGAGCGTGATAGAGCCGTCGTACGTCGACGGCTGCAGCGACGAGAACTCAACCGTCGGACCGTCGATGACGACGTCGAGGCGTTCCATCACGCCGTTGTCGCTATACTCCCCGATTTCGAGTTCTGCCTGTCCGGCGTTCGGATGCGTGCCGGAGTCGATAGGGACGTTTCGGAGCCAGTTCACCAAGACCTGCATCTGCGTGAGCGGGCGCTCGCCGGTTGCGTCCCACGCCGTCAGGTTGGTGTCGTCGCCCGTATCCCCCCACTGCAGGGGCTCGTTCGTATCAGGGTTCTCAGCGCCCGCCCAGCCCTGAAAGTCGAGCTCGATGCGATGTTCGGCGCCACCAGTAGCCGTGTGGATTTTCCGCGTGTTCACGCCATCGCCGAACTGGTCCTCGAACACCGAGGAGACCGCCGACGACGTCGTCCCGCCACCGGTAGCGTACCCGTAGTTCACGTGGTGAGCCGCGACTAACCCCGTCTCTTCGCCGCCAGCGAGCATCTCGAAGACGGCTTCCCGAGATCCTTGTCCGTCGCCGGGGTCGCCGTAGATGTGGAGCCGAACTGGGTCGTAGTGCATCTACAGCCCCCCGTTCATCCAGTTGCGAACCGTCTTGATGACGTCCTGTTTCGCCTTCTCGATCTTCCGGTCAACTTCTCGCGGCGACGCGCCCTGAACGGAGAAGTTCTGATGGACCGTGACGTTGCCCCCGGCCTGTCGCCGGCGTTCCCGAGCACGGTTCCCCGCACGGCCAGCGGGGCTCGGGTTCCCCATCCTCGCTGGCGGCACAGTCGACTGCCGTGGCGTCGGCGGCCGACTGTACACGTTCTGCGAGGAGTTCCCGCTACCGCCTCGACCGCTGAGCCCGAGCATCGGGAGCGCGGCCATCGCCGCAGAATCCCCGAACGGGAGCGGGCCATCAGCCGCGGCGAGCCCAACCGCACCGATTGCGCCACCCGTCTTCCACGGATTTTGCGCCGCGTAGTTCACGCCTTTTCCTGCGGCGTTGAACGCTGCCTCCCCGCCCTGCTTCACCATGTCCAACGTCATCGCGGCGTTCGTCGCAACGCCCGTCGTGACGCGGTCCGTAACCGACGGTGAGCCGTTCCCGGACCCAGAGCCGTTCGGATTCTTGAGCGGGAGCGGAACCCAGTCCGGCTTCGCGACCGGAATCGGCGGAACGTCCGGAACCTTCAGCGTCGGCGGGTCAGGCACCCCGAGGTCGGGAATCTCCGGCAGACCAAGCGCAGGGATGTCCGGCACGTCGAGCTTGGGGATGTCCGGGACCGACAGCGGTGGAATATCGGGGGCCTTCAGCGGCGGGATGTTCGGAGCCTCCAGTTTCGGAATCTCCGGAACCCCGAGTTTCGGAATGTCCGGGACCTTGAGTTCGGGCGCATCAGGAGCTTTGAGCGGCGGGATGTCGGGGACTTCCAGCGGCGGGATGTCGGGCGGCTTGATGTCCGTGAGTTTCCCGAGACCGAGACCCCCGATGGCGAGCGCCCCCATCCCGAGGAGCGAAGCGCCACCGCCAGCAACTCCGCCAAGAAGGCTACTGCTCCCTCGTGGCGTCGGCCCATCAAGGCCGCCACCGTCCCCGGTTCCCGTGGACTCCAGCAGCTCCTCAAGGAGGAAGTTCCGGCGCTCGTTCAGTTCGAGGTTCTGTCCCCACGAATCCGTGACGGTGTCGAGCTTGTTGTTCTGGCTGGAGAGGAGCTGCCGGCTCATCGCGCGCTCCCGCGACGCGACGTTGCTACCACCTCCACTCCCGCTGCCGCCCCCGTAGGCCGGCCCGGTCGGACTGACGGTCGCCTCGACGTCGGCGAGGCCGTCCTCGATACTCTTGCGGGCATCCCGGAGGCTGCCCTGTTCGATGCCGACTTCGAGTTCGACGAGTGAGTCGAATGATTGGCCGTCAGCCATCAGGAATCCCTCCGAAGGTCTGCCGAAGTTCGATGATGCCGTGCGTCGCGAGGAACACTTCGATGTCGCGCCACGGGTACTCCCGGACGTCGCGCGGGTCGTGGCCGTAGGTCATCAGGACGGCCGTTGCGTAGTCGACGAGGACTCGCCGGGGGAGGTCGTCGAGGTCTTCTTCTCCTCGACAAGCGCGCTGAAGGAGTTTCCCTCGTCGAGCCCCAGCGAGGAGATTTCGTTCGCCTTGGTCTTGAGGTACGTCGAGAACTGTGGCGGGAGTTCGCGGACCATCGCAACGGTCGCCTCGAAGTCCTCGCTGCCGTCGAGGAACGGCGCGTCGACGAGGGACCCGGCGACCCGGAAGATTTCGGACATCCCCTCGTCGTCGCTGTCGCCGAGACCGACGCGCTCGTTGCGCGCCGCGCTTAGGCGGTCGCGGATTTCAGCGTGCTCGCCCGTGTTCATCGCACCGAGCGTGACGGTGGCGTCCTCTCCCCAGCCGTCGTGGGTAGGGTCGCCGCGGCCGTCACGCGCCCAGTAGAGCGCGCTCAGGTGCGTGTCGAGCGTTCGGCCGCGCTGTACCGATTGGACGTACTCGGGATGATTCCCGGGCTGCACGTCCTTGTCGCCGTCGCTGGCCTCTGCGAGGTCTTCCTCGATGGCTGCAGCGTCGGCAGCGAGTTCTCGTCGTTCCCGCTCGATACGGTTGATCTCCTCGTCGATGTCAATGGTGGTGGTGTTGCGTGGCATGATGCAGAACGGTGCCGCGGGTAGTTACAGCGCGTTCGCTTCGCCGGATTCGGCGACCATCGTCAGGCCGTCAACGTTGTACTGGATGTCCTCCAGCGAGTCCTCGTTGAGGTCCGCGAGTTGCTGCCAGTTGTACGAGTTCGGAGTGACGCGCGTCAGCTCCGCTTCGAGCGCGTTCTGCCCACCGGATTCTGCACGGAGCGTCGCAGTGGCAGCACCGTCGACGCTGTCGGCCGGCGCTGTCGAGTTACCGTACGCGAGCGTGCGCTGACTCGTGCCGGTGATGATCTTCGAGAGCGACAGGGACGGTTCCATCCGACCGAGGACAGCGTCGATGGGCTTGCGCTGCCATGTCCGCTGGGCGCGGGCACCGGTCTGGAGTTCGAGCGTCGCCTCCTGTGGCTTCATAATGGTCTGCGAGTTCGGGATTTCGAGACTGGCACCGTGGAACATCACGGGGGAGAGGTTCTTGCCCGTGAGACTGCCGGCCGAGATGGACGTCTTGCCCTCCTCGTCCCCGTAGAACCCTGTGAGGGACGCGCGGACCTCGTCGCCTTCGGAGAACTGGAGTTCCATCTGCGGGAACACGCCGCCCTTGATGACGCGTTCGCTGGTACCGTCAAGGTGGTTGACGCCAATGTACCAGCGGCTGGACTGCGCGCGGCCGGTACGCGGCGCCCACGTGTACGTGTACGGCGCCGAAGACTCGCCGCCAGCCGTCGGCGGGGCGCCGTAGACGTGGTTCAGCCACCACGCGTTTGTGACGGTGAACGAGAGTCCGAGAGCCCCCTCGAAGCGCTGCGCGACGGACTCCAGCGTCTCCGGGTCGTCCGGGGCGTTCATCCGCGTGAGCGCGTTCTGGAGCGTGAGGTCTTCGACGCTCGGGTTCAACCCCGGGAAGAGGTATTCGCTCATCGTCGGGGTGCCGCGGTAGTCGTCGACCGGCTCGTGCTGGTACGCGATGGTTGTCTCCCCCGTCATGCGAAGTCACCCGCATCTGGGGCGTCTGGTACGTCTGTGATGTCCGTGGTGTCTGTGAGGAGCATGGTTCGTGGTGTTCTCGCTACAGGTGTTCGTAGCCGCCGAACTCGAGGTCGAACGAGAGCGCAAAGTAGTTCGACTGGCTGTCTTCTGGGGGGCGGCCTGTGTTCCGCGGCACGACTGTATCGTAGTCAACGCCGCCGACCGACGGGTACGAGAGCCGGTCTTCAAGGAGCGCACGCCGCACTTCCTTCCACAGAGCCCCGAACTCGGCAGGGTCCGAGACCTCGCCGCCGATGCCCTTGTGCGCGCCCTCGATGACGATGCCGACGGCGTCGGTCACATCGAAATAGGTGTAGGTGCCGCCGACCGATTCCTGCCGGTCAGGGTTCGGGTCGACAGTAACGATGTTCGTCTGTGCAGCATCGGGCTCGAAGCCACGCTGCAGCTCCGAGCGAGTACCCTCCGACACGTTGATTTCGTACGTCGTGCCGTCGCCGTCATCGACGAAGACGGGCGTCGACGTTGTGACGTTCTCGGGGGTGTAGTTGGCGGCGAGCGTGTCGAGCGTCCAGTCGACGAGTGCATGGTCTGCCATCAGAGGTTACCTCAGGTTATTCCGGAGCCACGCGAGCATATCGCGGATTGCCCGCGTCTCCTCAACGCCGGCGACCTCGACTTCGGGGAGGAACACGCGGTAGCCGTCGCCCTCGCGGTCGTACTCCTCACGGACCCAATCCGGAGGGTCGTGGCGTTCTTCCCACACGAACGACAGAACAGGGTCGCCGTTGACCGTGTGGCTGCTTGTCCCATATTCGAGATACGGGAACGCTTCGTGACTCCAGCCGAAGCGAATCGTCAGTCCTCGGTCGTTCCGTTGGACGTCGACGCCGGCGAAAGAGTCGATGATGGGTTCGACGTTGTAGTCGAACTCGCGGCCGTACTCGCGGAGGCGCTCGTGAACGCGTTCGACCGCCGCGTGGATGACGTTCCCTTGCTTCCCGACGAGCTCGTGTTCAGCGTGGTCGAGGGCAGCTTGCTCAAGCTGCCTCTCGAAGCCGGAGTCGAGCCGAGCCATCTACATCCTCCGGACAGCCGAATACTGGGCCTTCGCGGACTCGTACTCGTCCGCCCAGTCGTCGAGCTTCCGCGACGGGCTGATGGCAGCGTCATCCGAGTCTGTGCGCTGCAGGGAGAGGTCAGACTTGACGAGTTCCGCAGCGGCCTGCGCGGCGACCGCGTCCCGGATGTCCATCGGGCAGTAGTGGACGGTGTCGCCCTCGTCGTGGGGCTCCTTTGGAGTGCGGCGCCGGCCGCGGCTGACGGTCAGCTCGTCGGCGCCGTGGTCGATGCCCGTAACGGCGACGTACTCGCCAGTCATCCCCTTGGGGCTGGGACTGGTGATGAGGACGATGCCACCCTCTCCGGGGAGCCGGCTGGCGTCCTCGACGGAGAGCGTCGTCGCCGTGTCCGTGGCGCTGCTGGCGAGCGTGGTTTGGCCGCCGCGTTGCGGGTCGCCGCCGAGCGCGCCGTACCGATAGCTCGCGCGCAGGTATCGTTCGTCAGGTGCTTCCCACCAGACGCGTCGGACGAGGAGGTCGAAGATTTTCAGGTCGCCACTATCGTGGAGCAGCACCCACTCGTCGCCTTCCTCGCTGGTGATGTCCTCCCAGTTGTCGCGTCCCGTCCGAATTTCGAAGACGTCGTCCTCTGCTGGGTCGAGCGGGACGATGTCGTCGTGGTCGAGTTCCACGCGGAGCGGGAAGCCCTGCGAGCGGTTGGCGTCCTGATGCTCGTACGTGCGGGGCGCGCCGGGGCTGCCGGTGCGGCGCTCGCGGAGCGCAGTCCCGGTGTCGGTGTCCCAGTCCTGACTGACGGAGGCGAGGCGCGCCCAGATGTCGTTGAGGTCGCCACCGCCGAGCAGCTCGCCGGTCCCGCTCTGGAAATCCTCCGCGTCGAGACTCGGGTCGAAACGACGGAGAACGTCGACGGGATGCGCGTACGGGACGGGCATGGGTCAGGCCTCCGCGGGGTGGGCGGTGAACGTGTCGCCGTCGTCAACGACGAGCGGTTCGCTGCACGCCCCCTTGACGTCCGTCCGGTAGAGCTCGTACTCGCGGGGGTCGAAGCCAGCGGCGACGAGCAGGCATTCGGGCTTCGGCGGGACTGTGGTCGGGAACTCGATGTTGTCGCCGTTCACGGTCACGCTGACGGTGTCGAGAGCTTCGACAGGGTGGACGTCGCCGCCGCACATACACGTCGGCGGAGTGGACGGCTGCTCTTCCTCGATGCCGTGCTTCGAGCCGCACTCGCTGCAGTACCCGATGTAGGGCGGGTCGATGGCCGCGACGTTCGCGCAGAAGACGTGGGCGGCTCTTTGGATAGTTCGACCGCGGGCGTCGGTGATGCGGACGGACTCGATGTTCGACGGCCCGTAGTTCTCGATGGACTCTCCGCAGTACGGGCAGGTCTGGTCGTTACTCATCCGCCTCATCGCCGTCGTCTTCGGTGGTTTCCTCGCCGCCGTCGGGCTCGTACTCGCCGTTTAGCGCGGCGCGGACGTCGCCCGCGGGCTGGCTGGCGAGCCACTCGGCGAACTCCTGCTTCTTGGAGTTCAGCGCGATGTCGCCGGTGTCCTCGCGGAGGACCTCGGCGGCGTCTTTCAGGTCGCTGCGGGCGTAGTCGTCGATGTACTGTTGTTCGCGCTGCTTGTCCGCCGGCACCTCGTCGGTTCTGGTTTCGTCGATGCCAGCGATGTCGGCGAGCTGGCTGCGGTACTCCTCGTGGCTGCCCGGCCCCGATCCGATGTCGTCGAGTCCGAGCTGGCCGAACACCGCCTCCCGAACCTCGAAGACCGGAGAGATGCGCTCGCCGCCCGTCTGCTCGGGCGGACTGCCGAACACGGTCGGCGGCAGGAAGTTCGACTCCAGCATCGCCTCCGCGAGCTTCGCGTCGTCGTAGATGACTTCGAAGTCCGGGAGAGCTTCGAGCCCGGCGAGGGTGCCGCCGTCGACGGTCTCGGAGTCGACCCAGTCCGGGTTGATGGCGATTTGGATGGGGCCGGGCTCGCGCGCGACGACGCGGCCCGTATCCTCGTCAACGTCGACGGGCGCGCCGCCTTGGAACGTCTGTCGGCCCGGCCACCCGCCTTCCTGCCGCGGCTGCCGCGGGGCGACGCTGGACTTGTTGCCGGTGTACCGGAGGCCAATGATGGCGGTTTCTGCGCGGTCCTGCGATTCGAGTTCGAGCGTGAAGTCCTCGTAGTGGAACATGGTCGTGGTCGTGATGGTGATGGTGATGGTGCTACTCGCTGGTCGATTCGCGGACTCGGTACTCCTCAAGGATCGCCTTGATGTGGTCGCGGTCGTCGCCGGCGAAGGCGTAGTCGCCGACAGCGCGGTCGAAGATGCCGATGAACTCGTCTGCATCTACCTCGGCGACAGGGTCCGTCGCGTCGCTATCGGGATAGACGTAGACGTCATCGCCATCAGACGACCGCGTCCATCGACTGCCTTCAGCGATGAGGAGGCCGTTGGTGGTGATGATGATGAACGTGGTCATGGGGTGGTGCTACTCGCTGATGTCCCGGAGCTTCCCGAGCGCGGAGAAGTCGCGCGCGACGACCTCGTGGCTCTGGAGGTAGTACGCCGCGTTCTCCTTCTTGCCCTGACTGAGGTAGGGCGCGTTCTCCGGGTTGTCGCCGGTGAGTTCCTCGTAGTGCGGCGTGGCGACCTCCTCGACGGCGATGCGCGGCACCTGCCCCCCGTCGACGGAGATGGTGTCCGTCGGGATGAGGTAGATACGTTCGAGGCTGTCGGCGGGCGCGTGCTGGCTCGGGACGATGGGGATGCCCTTGTAGTGCCGGCTCTGGGTCATCGTCGGCACGCCCATCACGGTCTGGGCGTCCTCGACTTGGTCGCGGCCGATGTCCTCGGCGTCGTAGTTCACGACGGCCTGCACGCCGTCCGTGGAGTCCGACTGCAGCTCGGAGAGGACGCGCGCGGTGTTCCGGCCCGTGAGGATGATGACGTTCTCACGCGACGCGCTGCCGTAGTCGAAGAACGACGCGAGGAACGAGTCCATTAGGCTCTCGGTGAGCTGGCGCACCGAGCCGTCGCTCGTGAAGTCGACGTACGCGTCGGCCCACGAGTCCGCCGACCGGTCGATGTCGTAGACGTCGAGGTCGCCGTCCGAGTACACCGTGTCGCTGGTGTCCTGCGCGTTCGACTCCTCGCCGCCGGACGCGATGATGCGGTCCAGCTCCGTGATCTTCGTCCGGGACGCGTACCCCTGATTGTTCGCGGAGACCGACGCCATCACGCCGTCGCGGTCGATGGCGAGTTCTTGGAACAGCTCGTCGACGCGAGTGAGTTCGTCCCACGAGACGCCGTCGAGGATGTCGGCCTTGACCTGCTGGAGGTGGGACTGCTCGATCTTCGCCTCGCTGGTCTTGACGTCCGCGGAGACCTCTTCCGGCGTGTACTTCCGGCCGTCAGGCAGGGCCGCGCCTTCGCCGGTGGACTGGAGCGCGGGGGGGCTGTGGGCGGCGCGGAACGTCAGCGGGAGCGGCTGGCTCGCTTCGATGTTCGCGCCGGAGCGGTCGACCTTCGGCAGGACTCCGTAGCCGTTCGCTTCGAGGTTCGACTGGACGTACAGTGCGGAGCCGAAGAGGTCGTTGATGAGCGCGGCGTCGCTCGTGGAGTAGCTGGCCTGCTGTTCGACTCGGGAGAGCGCTTCGATGGCGCGGTCGAGCATCCCCTGCTGTTCGAGGAGGTCCTTCGGACCGCGGCCGCTGACGAAGTGGTTAGCGTTGGCACTCATGAGTTAGTCGCCCCCGTTGCCGCCGGCGAGACCGCCGACGAGGTCTTCCTTCGTGATGTCCGTGCCGCTGTCGCTGCCCGGAGTGGGGGTGTCTCCGGCCAGCGCCTGCTCGACAGTAGACGCCATCTCCTCGCCGACGGTGTCCGCGAAGGACTCCATGTGTTCCTTGAGGTCCTCCTCGGTCACGACGCCGTCGAGCCGTTCGTCGAGCTCTTGGTCGACGGCGTCGGCTGCCGCATCTGCGACGTCGGCTGCTGCTTCGGCGGAGAGTTCGCCCTCTGCGTCAGCGGTCTCGCCGCCGTCCTCGTCGTCTTCGCCGCTGTCGCTGCCAGCGTCGCCGAGCTTCTCGGCGAGCGCCATCGCTTCCTCCTCGTCCATGTCCGTGTTCGAGACGAGAAGGTCGACGACATCACCGGCCTCCTGCTCGGTCGCATCGCTGTCTTCGCTGCCGGCGTCTTCGTCGGCTTCCTGTTCGGTTTCGTCGTCCGGATTGGTTTCCTCGCTGTCCGCCTCTTGCTCCGTCTCGGCATCCGCGTCCTCGCCCTCGTCGGTGGCGTCGTCACTCTGGAGGGAGAGATTTGAGCGGATGCGCTCACGGAGCGTCTTGTCGGAGTTCTCGTTGTCACTCATAGTCGGAGAGAAGTCGATGGGTGTGTGAACCAAGGCCTCGTCCACTATTGGGGGCGTCATCAGCCCGGGTTCGTGCTGCTTGGACGGCCACCCAACTCCACCGGCCAAGCCGATACGGGACTACGTCGTTCGTCGCTGCGGGAACGCTTGGTACTCGGCGACGCCGAACGTGCTGCCGGCGTTCTTCACGATTTCGCCCTCGCCGAGCGTCACCGCGTGCAGGTCGACCTTTTTCACGAGCGTGCCCGTGTCCGTCTCGTCGTCGTCGTTCCGATGGATGGTCACGGAGTATCCGTTGAGGTCGCCCTGCAGGGCGCGGAGTCGGGTCTGCTTCGCCATCTCGGAGTCGTTGGCAAGGTTCGACAGCAGCCACAGCTCCGGGCGTCCATCGCCGTCGCCGTCCTCAACGTGTGTCGTCAGTTTGTCCCCGGCGTCGAACTCGTAGACCTCCGGTTCGCCATCCGGGGACTCAAGTTGAACCGTCGTTGCCTCATCGAGCTCGTGCTCGCGGACGGGCACGCCGACGGGGATGTCATCGTGGTACAGCGAGATGATACCGGGCGCGCTCTCGGACTCGAAGAAGCGGTCGAGGGCGTCTTCAAGCGCCTGCATCTCGATCTTGATTGGGTCGTCCGTTCGGTCGTACTGCTCGATGCTGGCCTTCCCGTACACGAAGAAGTCGTCGGCCTCCAGCGCCTGCTGGTACTCTTCGGGGAGCGACTCAACGTCGAGTTCGTTACTGCCGGCTTTCGTGATGGCGTCCAGCATCGCCGACGGGCCAGCGTCAGCTGCGACCGCGGCCTGCGCAACGGGCGCCGCAGGTCCGTCTGCCGCGACACTCGCCTCGCCGCCTGCCGGCTGGCTGGTCGCTTCGTCGACAGTCCCCATCGCCTCGACGAGGCTGGCCGTCCACTCCGCAGCGGCTTCCCCGCCCCAGCACTCGACGCTGACCTCTTCGTCGGCGGCCTCGTGGAACGCCTGAATCTCGACGACGTACTCCGGCGGGAGTGGCCGGTCGTCAGCGCGCGCTTCGACGAGTTGGCGCGCGCGCCGCACCGGCTCCGCCGAGGCCGTCTCGTCGCGGCCGTCGAGCGCTTCTTGTGCGACCTCGGCAACGGGTTCGGGCGGGACGAACGCGTCTCGGCCGATGTGCTCGGTGTACTTCTCGGGGATGTCGGCGAAGTACGAGATTGCTTGGTCGGCGGACCGCCAGATGACGCGGCCGGGCTCGGGCTCGGCGCGAGAGAGGACGTCCATCTCGGTGGCGATGGCGTCCAGTTCGCGGACGCTCCAGTCCGACTGCATCGCCGGGACCTCGTCAACCGCCGCCTGTTCGCTGGCGTCGCCGGCGTCGGCCACGCCGTGCGTGTAGTCGCTGGTCTCCGCACTCCAGTCGTCCGGCGCGTCCATCGGCCCGACCGTTCCCGCGTTGATGCTGAGTCGGGCGTCCGGGTGGTCGGCCAGCACGGCCTCGATTTCGGTGACATCAGCGTCGGCCTCCAGCGCCACGTAGGTCGTGTGGTCGTGGTTTTCGAGGTCGTCCTCCGGGTGGGTCTGCACGCCCTTCCACAGCTGGAAGACGTCGCCGTGCTCGGAGAGGTCGTTGAGGAACGTCTCCCATCCGTCGCCGTCGTACAGCTGCCCGCCCGGGGGATACGCCAGCGCCACCGCGTCCACGGTCGCCAGTTCCTGCTCCGTGCCGCCGGTCGTCTGCTGGCTGGCGTCGTCCCCGAACACGGAGAGAGGGTCCCCGCAGTGTGGGCAGTCCTCGGTGAGGTCGCCCATCGTCTCCGCGGTGATCTCCTTGCCCGTGGACGCACACGTCCCCTCGCCGGTCTCGGGGTCGAGGTCGTGGCCGTTCGTCATCGGGTCGGCCTGCTGGCTCGCAGCGACGAGGTCCTCAGTGGCGACGTCCTCGCTGTCGATGTACTCGACATCGTTACCGGTCGCCTTCTGGAGGTCCTCGACGCTCCCGTAGATGGAGACGTGCGCGTCGTCGAGTTCGTCGGGGAACGCCTCACGCCGCCAGTCAACGTACACCTCGGACTCGGGCATGTCCACGCCGACGCCGAGGAGCTGGCCGTTGTAGTCCACGTCGGCATCCTCGGGTGCGAGGACGCGGAAGACGTCCACGTCGAAGTCACCGGCGGACGGAGAAGCCGACATGCGTTAGGCCCCTCCCGCGGACGCGAGGTCCACGCTCGCGGTGTCACCCGCGGCTTGGGCAGTCGTGTTCCGAACCCGAATCTGTTCGGCCACGACGGTCACGTTCTTCTGGACTGCGTCGGTGGACGAGTACGTCTTCCAGCCGTTGACCCAGCCGTTGCCGAAGTTCACGTCCAGTGCGAAGTCGCTGGCGACGGACGCGTTGATGTTGATGGTGTGCTCGGTCGCGCCGGCGACTTCTTGGGCGACGAGTACGCTGGTCGAGTCGATGCCTTCGTCGTTCGCGTGTGCGTGTCGGAACATGGGTTCTGGACTGCCTTAGAGGGCGCTGGCGGGGATGGCCTCGATGGTGTGGCGCTCGCTCGGATGGAGCGCCGAGTCGTCGAACTCAAGGCCGGCGAAGTGTTCGTCGTGGATGTCCCGCTGGAGGCTGCGGAACTCGCCGAGCGGCCGCGGCGTGCCGCCGTAGTCGGGGTTCGTCATCTCCTTGAGTTGCTGGCATCCGGGACTCGTATCGCCATCATCCGGGCCACGCCAGTAGTAGAGGATGTCTTGGTCGGCGTCGCCCTCCAGCTCCGCGTAGGCTTGGAACTTCGCGTGGTTCAGGATACGCGCCACGCCCGATCGGACGACGGTCCGAGCGTAGTCTCGGTCGAGACTCTCGCGGTCGACGAGGTCGTCGGTCAGCGACCGGAGACTCCATCCCCGTGAGTCGAGGAGGTTCTCGCGGAAGAACGGCTGGAGCGTGCTGGCCGAGACGTCGTCGGCCATCGTCAGATCCGTGCGTGCGATGGCTGTTCGGACGTGACGCTTGACGTCCTCGGGGACGTCCTCGTCGCGGCTCCAGAACGGCTTCGCCGCCTGCTCGATGTCGCTGTCGTCGGCCCAGACGAAATGCTCGAAGACGTCACCGAGCGTGCTGGCGGCTGATTCGATACCACCGCCAGCGTTGCCGGACGGCTGTCCACTACCGGTGTCACCGGGCTGCTTTGGTGCGCCGCGTTCCGGTGCCTCAAACTCGCCGTCTTCGATGACGAGCTCGCCGTCCTCCCAGCGCGCGTCGAGACTGGCTTCAGCGGCGAGCTGGCCGGCGCGAATCTCGCGCTGCCGGTTGAGGGCATCCTGTTCGTCGTTGCGGGCGGGGATGAACGAGACTTGCCAGTCGGTGATGCCGAGGCGCTTACACAGCGTGTCGAGCCAGCCCTCGCGGTAGTCTTTCTGCTGGCTCGCAATCGAGCGGTCCGTCACTTCCAGCTGGAGGCCTTCGTTGTTCAGGCCGCCGGCGTCCTTCAGGTCGGAGTCGTGGACGTTCGAGACGCCCGTCGCCTGCCGGATGTCCTCCTTGTAGTCCTGCTTGACGTCACGAGACTGCCCGAGCATCTCGTCGGGCATCGCGTCGACCACCTGCACCTCCGGCACCGAGGAGTCCCGTGGGCTGTACTCGTTCGAGAGGATCGGCGAGTCGTACGCGTCGTCCTCCTGCCGTATCTTCGTGAGTTGGTCCTCCCAGTGGTCCGGGTTCGTCGTGTGGAGGATCATGAACTGGTTCGGGAGGCGGTCCGAGTTCTGATCGTAGAACGCGGCGCCGTACCGAACCATCATCTCGATGATGACCTGTCGGAGCATCACGCCGGCCGTCGGCGCGAGGCCGTCAAGCCCGTTCAGTTCCGGCTGTGGGTACGCCCACGTGACGACCTCGTCGCGGAAGTAGTACGCATCGTCTTCCTTCGACTGGTCAACGAAGTAGATCTCTTGGAGTTCCGCGCCACATGACTCGCAGTACCCCGGCTCTCTATCGGGGCTCTCCCGGTGGATTGGGCACGTGTACCAGTAGCCGCCAGCGCGGCCGTCTTCATCAACGACCGGTTTGATGGTCGCCGGGTCGCCGTACACCAGCTCCTGTGGCTCCTTCGAGATGACCTCGCCGTCCCGGTAGATGCCGGAATCTCGGGCAATGTGGTACTCGTACTGGATGACGATGCAGGAGACGCCGGCGAGCCACTGGTCGGGCTCACAATACTTTGCGAGGTCGCGGAGACTCTGCCCCTCGCGGTTGACCGACTCGAAGAGCTCCTCGGCCTCCCGGCGCTGCTCCGGGTCCGGCTTCCGGAGGTTGGCTCCCCCACAGGACGGGCACTCTTCGGGGTCCTCTTGGAGTTCGGTCCCGCAGTCCTCGCACTTGACGGTGAATCGCGGCTTGAGGACGGGGAAATCGTTCCGGTAGAGTTCGTCGCGGCGCTTCCGGACGTCGTTGCCTATCTCGTGACTCTGGAGGCCGATGGTCCGCAGCAGGCTGATACCGAACTTCGCTTTCCGGCTGGTTGCACGCCCGGCCGGGCCGCCGCCGTCACTCCCGTTTGAGGACGGCGCGGGCGTGGAGCCGGCGTTCCGGAGTTGCTGGGCGATGTTCTGCGCCGCTTGTTTGTCGTCGAACGGTGCGACGAGGACGCTACTGCCGTCCTCTCTGTCGTGTCGGAGCGTATCATCCGGAGGCATAGCTACGTAGTCCGTTTAGAGGAGGTCGCGCATCGACCCGACCTGCGTCACTTCACCGCCGCTGGTCGCGCGGTTTGCGAGTTCGATGGCATCGAGGCGGTCGTCGTGAGCGGCGTTCGGGAAGCGCAGCCACTCCTTGACCTCCCAGTCCCGCCACCGCTCCTCGGTCGGGTCGCCGAGGATGCGGAGGTCACTGGACTCGAAGTCCGCGGAGAGGTCGTGGATGCGGCCCTCTTTCGACGATGTCGATTCAACGCCGCGGGCGGGGAGGCTGGTGTCGTCGCGGAGGCGCTGGGCGACGCCCGGTGCCTTGTTAGTCTCGACGAGGAGTTCCGAGTATTCGATGCCAAACTCGTCGGCGATGTCGTGGAATTCGTTGAACGCCCAGTCCGCGTTGCCTTTCGTCGAGAGGCCGCGCTCCCGTTCGAGGTGAACGAGGAACCCGCGGGGGCTTGAGGGGTCGCTGGCGATGACTGCGACGGCGGAGAAGTCCGAGTCGGACTGCGCGGCGGCCTGCACGTCCTCGACGACGCCGATGTCCATGCCGCCCACCCAGCGGTACGACGATGGCGGGTTCGGGAGTTCGTCGACGTAGTCGAGCCAGTCGGAGCTGAAGACCTCGCCGGCGAGCGCGCTGGGGTCCTGCTGGTTCTCACGCCGCCAGATGACCGAGGAGTCGTCGCCGGTGACGATGTCGTACAGCAGGGCCTCGGGCGGCTGGAGGTCCGGCCAGAGGACGTCGATGTCCGCCTCGGGGATGACGCCGTTGTTGGCGATGGAGACGTCGTCCGGGAGGTCGGAGACGTCGTCGTAGACGTTGCCGTCCTGTCCACGGACCCGCCACGCCCGCTGTTCGACGAGCGGCCAGTCCTCCTCGGCGATGGCCTTGTAGACGCGCGTGTCCCAGCGCTTGTCCCCGAGAATGTTCGTCTCGTAGATGTCCTCCTCGTGCTTGCGCGTCCCGATGACGACCTGCACGGGGCCGCTCGGGAGGGCGGAGTCGTTCGACGGAAGGTTGTCAACGTAGTCCGCGAAGTACGAGCGAACGTTCCGACGCTGCGTAGCCGTCCGTTGGTTCTCCCAGTCCGCGATGTCGTCGTAGACGATGACATCGAAGTGTTTCCCAGTGAGCTGACTCTCGAGGCCGTACGGCGCGATGCTCGCTTCCTTGTGGTCGTTCGCGCCTGTCGTTAACTGCGTCCGAGAGGACTCCTCGACCTCGACGCCGAACTCTGCGGCGTGCGTCTCGACGACGTCGACCACCTTCTCCGTGCGCTCCGCGGCCAGCCCACGCGTCTTCGAGAGGACTGCTACGCGGACGCTGGGGTGGCGAAGGAGGAGCCACGCTGGGAACACGACCCCGCCGCTCTCGGTCTTCCCGTGACCACGCGGGAGGAGGCGGGCGATGCGCGTCGGCGCGTGTGGGTAGTCCTCGTCGACGGCTTTCCAGAGCGCGTCGTAGAACTCCAGCAGGTGGTCACCCGGCGCCATCGAGTAGTCGAACAGCCGGATGGACGCGACCGCCGGGTGCGCCAGCGGCTTGCGCTCCGCGAGGTCCATGAGCGTTGAGGCCATCTCTTACTGGGGGTCCCGGGCACCGATGGCTTCGAGCTGCTCTTTCTCCTCTTTGGAGAGCTCCGAGGCGTCACCGTCCGTCAGTTCAACTTCCTCCTTCTTCGTGTAGCCGAAGGAGCGTTCGAGGAGGAACCGACTGCCGGAATCGTTCACGGACTGGAGGTGCTGCAGTTCGCCTTGCGCCCGCGCGCGTTTGAACGCCTCCGAAAATTCCGGGTACTCGTTGAGCCAGCGGTACAGCGTGGACGTCGAAACGCCGGCGATACGGGCGCAGCCGGCTTTTGTCGCGCCCTGCCGGGCGACGGTGAGGATGTCCTCTTCGTATTTTTCGAGTTCCGACGGGCGGCCTCTGCTGCTCCCGGATTCCTCGTCGTTGAGGATGTCTCGTGCGGAGGACTCGCCGAGGAGGCGAACGTCGGCGAGATCGTCGACGGACGCGTTCTCGACGTCGGCGACGGTCTCGTAGCCGGCGGCTTCGAGTTCGTCGGCGATGGCGGGGCCGACGCCGTCGATGGTCGTCAGGTCCTCGTTGGTCATGAGAGGGCTGCCTCGATTTCGTCCCGGCGTGCTTTCTTCGGGCGATACCCACAGCTCCCGCAGTGGATGGACCCGAATCGGGAGTCAGTCTCCCAGTCGGACTCGCCGCAAGAGCTACAGGTGGTGTCGATGTCGGAGGGCATGGGTTAGTCCTCAGTGTTGACCGTGGCCGCGCGCTGGCGTTTGGCTTCTTGGATACGGCGTTTGATGACGGGTCGATAGGCATCTTCCTCGTCCAGTTCGAAGCCGACGTAGTCGCGGTCGTTCAGGATAGCGGCGACGGCAGTTGTGCCGCTCCCCATGAATGGGTCGAGAACCGTATCCCCGGGGGAAGTCGTTGGTTCGAGTGCGTTCCGGACGAGTTCAACGGAGAAGGGAGCAGGGTGGACGCCCGTGTCGTGGTCACTTTCGAGGTTTGCAGGAGCGACGTCCCAGACTGCGAAATTCCGTTTCCCGTCAAGTGGTTCTTCCGAGTTCGAGAAGTGGTAGACAGGCTCCCAGCTCTGGATGAACCGGCCGTTCTCTTGCAGGTAGATGCTGGAACGCGAGGTGTTAGCTTTGTTCCAAACGATGTAGGACCGCCACGGGAGCGGCATTCGCTCGGGAATCCACGTAGGGGGGTTGATGGTTCCGTCGCGGACGTCCACCTGAAGGTTGACGAAGATGTGGCCCGTGGGTTTGATCACGCGTGCCAGCTCGTCGAGGACTTCGCCGATGAACTCGCGGTACTCGGCTTGGTCACGGTCGTCAGAGTACGGCACATAGCCGTCGGTCTTCTTGTCGGCGCTCTCAGCAAGACCGACGTTGTAGGGCGGGGACGTGAACACGAGGTCTACGGAGTTATCTTCGAGACGGTCTCTCATTCCCTGAACACAGTCCTCGAAGTAGACCTCGTGGCTGGTTTCAAAATCGTATCCGGGGGTCCGGTTGGTGTTGGCGCGTATCTCATCAAGTAGGTCGTCGAGGTCCTCGTCGGCAGCGTCGACGAGGTCGTGGACCTCATCGGAGCGACCCTCTTTGATGAGGTAGTCGTACTCCAGCGCGTCCCGCTTCGCGTCATGCTCGCCGGAAATTTTGTTGAGTTCCTGCCGCCAGAGCCTGCGGCCGGCGTCGTCCTCGAAGTTGTAGAACTTCACCGGGACCTCGTTGAGGCCGAGCTCTTGGGCGGCGCGCCAGCGATGTTCGCCGTCGGCGATGAGGCCCTCAGGGTCGCCGTCGTAGCTGGGGAGGTCGCCGGTGTTGGCGATGATGGCGTTGCCGATCCAGCCGTGCTCCCGCATATTCTCGACGAGCAGTCCGAACATCTCGTCCGACTGTTCGTTGGGGTTGTCGCCGTCGACGTGCAGGTCCGCGGGTGGGACCGTGGTTTCGTCGGCGGGCTGCGGGAGGTCGTCGAGGGACAGGGCGTCGTCCGGGGAGTCAGTGTCGGTCATGGTGTCAGGTCCAGTCGCGGAGGTCGCAGGGGTGTTCAGCGGCGAGCCACGCTTCGTCGTTGCCGGCTTGGTAGAGCGCGAGCTTCTCGTCGTCGACGCACCACGCGACGACTTCGCCGAGGCGTAGGTGGCGGGCGGTGCAGGTAGCGGGGAGCATCGGTGAATGCAGTCTGTGTTCAGCGCATCGTAAGGAGGATTCTCGACTTCGTCAGCGGTGCGTTCCGCGGTGCGGGCAGCGATGTCGTCGATGTGGTCCTCGGTGAGTGTGTTCAGACCGTGTTCACCGTCGCCCTCCACGGCTTCGAGGGCTTCCGCGGCCCGGAACAGAACGTCCGTCCACGAGTCCTCGTCGCGCTTGTGGGCAGCGACCGCGTCGACAGCATCGTTGTCCGCGGTGATGGTCGTCCGCCCGTTGCTCATGCGCGGAGTTCACCACGGGCGGCTATCTGCGCGCGAACGTACGCGCCGCAGTCGAGGAGGCGGAGCTTCGCGCGGATGCGGTCCGCCGGTTCGTCGGGTTCGATGCCGTCGAAGTACGTCGCAATCTTCGACAGCAGATCCGGGTCCGACGATGGCGAGAAGTCCGCCCACGTGAGCGTGCTCTCAGCGCAGGGCCGGTGGGATTTGAGGCGTGACTTCAGGTCTTCTCGGGGGTCGACCTTCTTCGTCTCGGAGTCTTCGGCACGCCACGTTCGGTCGCAGTGCCGGCAGGAGATGGCGTACATCCCGTCGCCGAGGGTTTCAACGCGGTCTTCAGGAGGCACCATGTCCGATTCCGTTGGCGCGCCATCGACGGTCTTGATGTACGCGTCGGCCGCGTCAGGCGCGGGATGTTGCTCACGGAACTCCTCTTCGGTCGCGGGTACTTCGTCGCCGGGGAACTCGCCCTCGACGACAGCGCGGTACTTCTCGTTCGGCTCGATGGTGAGTTCAACAGGGGGCATCGGTTACAGTTAAAGGGTTACGGGTTGGTGATGCTCCCCGGCGCCGTCACGCATGGCCCCGGGGCGATACGCGTCAGGCGTCGAACTTGCGGGTGTCGATGGGGTAGACAGCGGTGAGGCCGTCGTTGGAGACGCCGAACGCGGTGGCGACGTCTTGGAACTCCGAGGGCGTGCGGCCGCCGAGCGTCTCGACGAACTCGCCGGCGGGCTTCGGCGACGCGGTGCAGATGACGGGCGGGCCGTCCCACGGGATGCGTCCGCTGACGTGGTGGTGGCCCATCGCGGCGACGTCGAAGTCGTGGTCGAGGAGCGTGCCGAGCCACTCTTTCCGGCGCGCGCTCGTCTCGGCCTGCGGCTTCCGGTGCTGGCCGTGGCGGAGGTGGCCGGTGAGGTCGCCGCCCCGCAGCGGGAAGTTCCGGTAGGCCTCGGCTTGCCCGATGCGGAAGTCGACGTTCTGCAGGGCGTCGCCGTGCTCTTGGAGTTGCGCGACCGTGTTCCGGAGGTGCTTGTAGAGGATGAGGTCGGCGTTCGCCTGCCGGCTCGTTCCGGAGGCACGGTGCTGGCCGTGGTTGCCGACCATCGTCACGACGTGCACCGAGGGGAACTCTCGGCTGAGCGCTTTTAGCTGGCGGAGGAGTGGGGCGACGAGCGTGTCGTGTTGCTCGTCCAGCCACGCGTCGAGGTCTTCGAACTGGCCCTCGTAGATCCCCTCGTTAGTGACGAAGTCGCCACCCCAGAGGACGTGGACGGCGTCGTACGTGGAGTTGTGTTTCTCGGCGAGGTCGAGACTCTGCTGGGTGACGTAGTCGATGACGTCAGGGATGTCCTCGGTCTGGTAGACGACGCTGCCGTCGTCGGTACGGACGCGGTCGCCGGCGTGGAGGTCGGTGAGGTGGATGACCCAGTCCTCGTGGCCGGAGTGCGCGGCGAGGCGAGCCGACGGTGTTTGGAGACCCCGGAACTCGCGGACGAGTTCGTTGTGGCGGAGCTCCCACCAGCGGTTTGCCTTCCGCGTTCGCGTGCCCTTGTGTTCGGACGAGCGGAGGACGTGCTCGCCTTCGATGGCGATGTGGCCGGCGGCCTCGTCGATGTAGACCGGCCAGCCCTCACGGCGGAGGTCGCGGAGGTGCTGCGTGACGACGGACTCGCGGTCGTCGACGCGCTCGGACAGCTCGTCGAGCGTCGCGCCGGTCTGGAGTTCGTGGACGATGACGCGCTCTCGGTCGGTCAGGTCCTCGGGGTCGGGCTCGGAGTCAGCGGCGTCGACGCGGTCCAGATTCAGGTCCGGCCGCTCGGACCCGCCGCTTGCCTGTGGCGTCTGTGACGCCTGTTTCGTCTGTGCCGTCTGTTCCGTCTGGATGGTGACCGGCGTGGCGAGCGAGTGGACCTTCGTCGAGTAGTCGTACTCGAACTCGACGTCGTGCGTGTTCCGGAGGCTCTCCCGGAAGCTCTTGACCGTGTTCGTCGAGACGTCCATCGCCTCGGCGGCCTCCTTGCTCGTGCAGGGGAGAAGGCTGAGGTACTCGCGTTGTCGGGGCGCGTCCGAGAGGTCGACGTCGAGAGTGTCGTTGTCCATGTCGAGTTACTGGGCGGTGGTCGTGCTGATGCCGGGCGTGCTCGTGGTGGTCTCGGGCGGGACGACGGTGATACCGGCGGCGCGCTCGCTCTCGATGGTGTCGTAGTCGATGCCGAGGTCGTCGAGGACGCTCGCCATCTCCCCGCGGCCTCGGCTCCATGAGAGGAGGCGGCCGCGGTAGTGCGCGCCCCATGCTTCGCTCCGGGAGGCCTCGTCGTGCGGGAGGAGGAGGAGGTCGCCGGCCTCGGTCTGGAACGCGCGGACGTGGAGTTCCATCGGGACGGCCTCGCCGGTGTCGGGGTGCGTACGGAGGCCGCCGGGCCGCCGCAGGTTCAGCACCTCGCCCTCGTACTCGTAGGACTGGTCGTCCGCGCCCTCGAAGTGCGACTGCTCGCGGAGCGTCGTGTCGAGGTCGTCGACGCTGATGTCGGCGACGAGCGCGGGGATGCCGCGCGGCCGGCTCTTGCCGAACCACTGGTCGGCCAGCTCGCCCCACGCGTCCTGCGCAGCACGGAACGGGAGGCGGCCGAGTGGGACGCGGCCAGTCTTCCCGTAGTGGCCGGCGGCCGCAGCCAGCCCGCCGATAGCAGTAGCGGCCTGTTCGGGGTGGTTGACAGCGTACTCGACGAGCGACGACAGGAGTACCGGTGTGTTCATGAGTTCTTGATGCGGGAGTCGTGCGAGTCAGCGTGTGTGTCGAGCGATTTCTGTTCCTCGCGGTCGGCGTACTTGTCGAGCTCGTACCACGCGCCGAGCCCGATGAGCATGAACAGGACGTAACCGCCGATGGCGAGCAGTTGAACGAGTGCCGTGCGGCCGCTGATGACGAACGCGCTGGACCCGAGTAGGAGAGCCACACCGATGAGGAACTGCGCGCCGACGTATCCCGGATGCACGCGGCGGTCTCGGATGAACTGGAAGTACAGCGCGCCGCTCATCCAGACGGCGCCGGCGAGCATTCCGAGGCCGTCGACGAGAACGCTATTCGTCATCGTTCTCACTCCGTGAGTCGTTCTGCGAGGTTCGCTGCAGGGCGGCGCCGAGCTCGTTGAGTGCGAGGTCCACGCCGAGGAGAGCGGAGACCAGACTGACGAGAAGTGCCTTGTCCTCGAAGGACAGCGTGACGCCCTGATTGAGGGTGTCGGCGCCGACCAGTACGAGGAGCGTGACGACTGCGAGGAAGCCGGCCGCCGTGCGGGCTCGCTGTCGAAGAGTCATTCATAGCTCCATAATGGCCGTTCTGCGGCGTGAGCGCGTGCCCGTCGAAAACGGGGGAACGGTTCTGCTGCACGGAGAAGAGAGTGGTCGCGCCCCGTAGCGCGTCCGGCGGCGGGACCCGTGTTATCCACGGGGGACTCCGCATCGCGCAGACGTCGCCACGGGGCGCGACCGACGGTGGACAGACGCCGTGTACCGAAGCCGAGATCCTGCCTCGTGGCACGTGGTTCGCGTGCGATGCACAGGTACCCACGGCACTCCTGAAAACAGAGTGCCGTGGGCGATGGCGTTGCTCGGAGTCGAACCGAGACAAGACCCGCTCTTCAGGCGGGTGCTCTCCCAGTTGAGCTACAACGCCGACCGGGGTTCGGAAGAGGACGCTTACGCAGGTTCGAGGATGTCGGATTCGGGGACGCGGTAGGTGCCGGCGCCGACGACGTCCACCACCCAGATGTACTCCGGTCCGGGACCGTATCGTGCCGAAAGGCCCTCGTCACCGACAATCTCCCCGGATCGCTTCTCGCCGAGGATACGGGCCGTGACGATGTCGCCAACGTCCCGCGTTGTCGACGGACTGGACGTGCTCGGGAGTTGGGACATCGCCATCAGTAGCCTCCGGTTGCGTGGATGCTGACGCCGACAGCGAGGGCGAAGTCGAGTTCGCCGTCAGCGTCGAACTGCCGACGCAGCTCGTCGACGAGCGCGGCCGGGGTGAGTTCGTGGTCGGTCTGGCCCTCGTCGTAGACGGCTTCGCCGGCGGCGAGGAGGTTCTGGACGACGAGTTTGAGGTTGCTCCGGCGGAGGATGTCGTCGGCCTCGGTGAGCGTGGCGTTGCCACAGGCGTCACAGATGGTTCCGCGCCGGGTCTCGTTCGGGACGCCAGCCGGAGTTTCGTGGTGGACGAGGCCGATGGTGCCGTGTTCGCGGAACGACTGGAAGCCCGTGACTTGCTCCGGGTCGATTGTCTTCTGGTGCTCGCAGTCGGTCGCGTCGAGCACCAGCTCCCCGCCGCCGGCGTCGACGAACTTGCCGCCTTGCTCGATGGCGTACTCCACGGGGTCCTGTTTGCGGTTCCGCCAGTGGTCGCTCGGCGAGTCGACGTCCTTCAGTTGGGCGAAGCACGTCGCGCAGAAGCGGTGGTCGAAGCGGAACGTGTTGAGGAACGCTCGCCCGCGGTGGCGGTGCGCGCACTCTTGACTGCAGTGCCCGGCGACGCCGTCGACGATGCGGTACGACGCGTCGCAGGCGTCGTGGTCGCACTCGTCGCGGCGGTCGCGGACCTGCTGGTCAGCGCCGGATTGTGATGGAGCGAGAGCCATGACTAACGAGCAGCCCCGCTTCGAACGGGACCGAGAGAGGAGTAGAGCACCGTGGCAGGGTGGTGAACTCTATCAGGAATGTGCGTCGGCCATCGAGTTAAACGCTCAGGTACCGCGGTGATTTGGTCGTTCTCCCCCGGGGGACCCCTCCGAGCCATCGCCGGATTCCTCGTCGGAGAGGATGTAGGAGTTGACGCGGGGGTCGCTGAGTGTGCGCGTCGACTCGATGTTGATGCCGGCGGCGTCCAGCTCGCGCAGCGACTTCGGGATCGTCGTCTCGCTGACGGCCGTCGCGTCTGCGAGGTCCTCGACGGTCAGCGGGTCCTCGGCCGCTCGGAGCGCGAGGTACACGAGTCGAGCGCTCGCGGGCACGTCCTCGAGGTCGCTCGGGATGAGGCGCGCCGGGTTAGTCGACACCGCGACCACCCCGGACTTCACGAGTTCCGTGTCCCATCATCCACCTCCGTTCGTCCGCCGGTTCGCGACGCATCAGTCATCGCCGACTCCCTCCCGGGCAGGCGGGCTCCCTGCGCCGTAGTCTTCAAGGCGACCGTTCATCCCGAGGTCCTCCGGGGACAGCTCTATGTGGGCGAACGCGTACTCGAGAACCGAGTCCGAGACCTCGTCGAGCGTCACGCGGAGCTGCTTCTGGCCGTGGAACTCGTCGAACTCGAACCCGTCTTCGTCGGCGGCGGCCTCCATCAGGTCGTACGCGTACTGATGACTCGGCCGGCCGCCGCAGGCGTTCTCCTCGAAGAGGGCTTGCACCTCGCGGTACGTGAAGCAGAGGCGGAGTTGCCGGCGGTCGACAGCGTCGTCGGCAGCGTACCGCCGTAGAAGGACGATACGCTCGGCCTTGTCCATATCCGCCCAGACGGTGCGGTTTTCGCGCCACGCCGCCGTGACGTAACGGTCCTCGATGTGGGGATGTGGCGCTGCGTCCAGCTGTTCGAGCACGGGTTCGCGGTACGCTTCGAGGACGGTCGGGTCCGTCGAGCCGACCACCTCGGTGATGGCGTCGTCGAGGACGGACTTCGGCAGGACCGTGTTCGCCAGCGCGTCCGCGTCCGGGAGTTCTTCGACGATGCCGAGCACGAGCCGCGCCTTGATGTCGACGTTCTCGGGATCGGTGTCGCTACTGATACCAGAGTCGGCCGGCGTTGAAAGCCCGCTTTCAACAGTCGCGCTCGTGGTATCACGACTCGACTGCTCGTCGGCCGGGTTTTCAACAGCGGCGTTCGTGGTATCACTACTGGTACCACCGTCGCTGTTGGTGACGAGGCGCTCGACGTCGTCGAGGATGCGTTGGGCGCGACCGCCGTCAGTGTACGCGTCGAGGGCTGACGCCAGCAGACGGCCGTACGAGTCGGCGTCGTGCTCGTCTGCGAAGATGCGGAATTGCTCGTGGAGACTGCTACTAATCCGGTGGTTGACTTTCTTCGTGTCGGCGCCGCGGTAGCGGTCAGTACCGATACCAGCGACTGTTGAAGAAGAAAGGCCCTTGAGGTCCGTGTGGGTGCGGAGGAGGTCCTCGGCCTCCGCGAGGAGGTCGTCTTCGTCGAGGAACTCACGCATCGCGCACTCTAACTCGAAGCGGACGTAGGCGTCCGTAGCGCCGTGTCTCTCGGCGACGAACGTCTCGAAGTCCGCCCAGACATCTTCGGGAACGCGCCAGCCGACGGGAGTGCGCTCGGTCATGACGCGCCACCCCGACGTTCAACACGAGACGGGCGTGGTATCGCGCTGGTACCGCTCGCACGATGTTGTGTTGGTTGAGTGGTAGTAGTAGTATTACACTGATACCAGTACAGTAGTGTGTAGAAAGCACCACTGCCAGCGATCGGTAGCGTCCGGCTGGTTGAACCCGCTCCCGTGTGGGGGTTTCCACGATTCGAGGCGGCTGCGCTCTCCCGCAGGGGTAGGGGAGAGTGGCTTTCTTCTTCAATAGCGGCGCTCGTGGTATCACGGCGATTCCACACTGGCTTCTGTTCGGCGTCGTCGGCGGTCGTGGTGGTTGTGGTGTCGTGCATACCGCTCTTGGCGCTGTGGTTGGGTGTGACCGGCGCCCGAAGGACGTCGCCGGGGATAGAGCTGTGGCTGGTCGAAGGGGCAAACTCTAAGTCCCTCGGCGCAGAAGCAGTGGACGAGTACGGGTCCTGCGGGGCGGTGGGACGCCCCGGCTCCTGCGGTCTTTTGTGTTCTTGTAGTGGCGTCTCTCTCTTACTGTCAGGGTGTTGCGTAGCCTCCGCTATTAAGGTTCGCGTACAACGGCCCGCTCGTCCGACGCCCGTCAGACGATTTGCCGTCATGCACGACCACCCTCTTCGTCGTCGAAGATGCGGAAGCCGGGGTCGAGGTCCGCGCGCGAGTCCACGCCGGAGACGACGTCCGCGACGGTCTGGCGCACGGGCACCGGGATGTCCGCCCAGTCGACGTCGCCGTCGAGGTCCCACTGGCCGGACTCGGCGAGCTGGTGCTCGCGGCGCGCGTGCGTGGCGAGCGGGAAGCGATCCCGGCGGCCGTGCTGGACGCGCACGCGGTAGCGGACCAGCCGGTTCGCCTCTTCGTGGCGGACGTCGACGGTCTGGGACTCGAGGCTAACGCGCGCTTCGTCGTCATTCTTGTCCTCGTCGGTGTCGTCGCTCGCTCGCTCGGACGAGGAGTCGGTCCAGTGGCCGCCGGGGATGTTGTACTTCGTGTCGTTGTCGTCAGTCATGGCTGACCACTCGCGGGGAACGCGATGCCGCAGGTCGGGCAGTCGTCGACGCGACCGTGCTCGACGCCGAGCGTCGGGCGGGCGGCGTGGCTGCCGCACGCGGGGCAGGGCCGCGCGAGCGTGCAGGAGTCGTGGTTGACGGCGTTCTCAGTGCCGGTAATCCGCTCGCCGCAGACGCGGCACACGTAGACGTTGTTCTGGAAGCTGCCCTCGCCGGGCTGGAACTCCAGCGGCTCGGGGACGTTGTACGTCGTCACGCCAACCACCCCGCGATGACGTAGGCGACGAGGCTGGCGGCGACCGCCGCGAGGAGGACGGCAAGCGTAACGAGGAATAACCGGCCCGCCGTCCGCCAGTACGAGGGCGTGCGCCCAGTTCCGCGGTCGAATCCATCACGCGCCACCGTGACCACCTCCGAGCGTCGCCTGCGCCGTCGACGCATCCACGAACGCCGGGGCCTCGGCTGGGTCGTAGGACAGAAACAGCCGTTCGCGACGAGTCTCGTTGTCGAGCGCGGCCGAGCGGTTGTAGTCGCGGGCGACCTCGGCGGTTGCGAGCTCCCGCAGGCCCTCCGGCGGCTCCGTGTACGAGACCGCCCACTCGCCGTCGACGGCGTCGAGCGCCTCGACGAGCGCGGCGTGGTCGAAGCACGGACCGCGGTAGTAGTTGTCTTTCTCCTCGACGTACGGCGGGTCGCAGTAGAACAGCACGTCGCCGTCGTCGTAGCGCTCGATGACCTCCGCGAAGTCGCCGCACTCGATGGCGACGCCCGTGAAGCGGTCGCGGAGCGTCTCGATGCGCTCGGGGATGCGCGCCCAAATCTCGGACTTCTGTGGTCCCTTCCGCGGCGTGTCCGTTGCGAAGCCGGCGCGCTGTCCGTAGCGCCCGCTGAAGCTCGCGTACCGGAGAAACAGCCAGCGGGCGGCGCGCTCGACGCGGTCGGTGGCGAGCGTCTGGTCGGGGTCGCGGAATTCCCGGCTCCACTCGTTGTAGAGCCCCCGCGAGTACGGGATGTTCCGCGCGGTCTCGGCGAGCGCCTCGGGCTGGTCGCGGACGACCTCGAAGAACTCGACGACGTACTCGTCTCGGTCGTTGAAGATTTCGGCGCGGCTCCGTGGCTTGTTGAGTAGGACGCCCGCAGCGCCGCCGAACGGGACGACGAACGTCTCGTGGTCGGCGAGGTGGTTGACTATCCACGGCGCGAGGAACGTCTTACTCCCGATGTAGGGGAACGCCGACACCTTCTGCCCGCTCTTCTGCGGAGTTCCACGGTCGTCTGGCATCAGAACTCACCTCCGACGTGATACGCAGCCGGGCAGTAGTGAGCGAGCAGGTCGTCGTAGCTTTCCCACTCGCCGCCACAGTCGCCGCAACTGAAGGTCTGATTACCTCCACGGCCGTCTCCATCAACGTCGGTCACCTCCATGAACGCAGCCCGCCACCCGTCACGGACCTTCGACGGGTCGCAGGTTGACGTCTGGAAGTAGCACTCGAAGTCCATGCTCTCCGGGTCAAGGCGATGCATCTCCCAGCCAGCACGGTCCTTCCGAACCCACACCTCGAAGATGGTGTGCTCGCCGTCGATCTTGCGGTGTGCCCAGTCCTTGTAGTACCGGCTGTATTCGGCACTGAACTGGTTGGTTTTCACCTGAACGAGGGCGAAGGGGAAGCCACCCTGAAGACCCATCAGGTCCGCGAGATGGAACGGGTCGTGTTCGGTTGTGATTCGTTCGGCTCGGTAGCGAGCGCCGAGGATTCGACAGGCCTCACGCTCGTTCCGAGCTCCTTTCTCGCGGTTTGACTCCTCCTGCGAAATTGCCCGTCCAGACTCCGCGTCGCCGTCGACGTCGTCAGTCACTGGCCGACACCTCCCCGTCACCGCCGTAGGTCCGAAGACTCGGCTCGTCGCCGGTCAGCGCCTCCGTGACGAGCGCCTTTGCGAGGTTCACCGGCACCGCGTTCCCGATCTGCGCCGTGCGGGCGGCCTTCGTGTCGCCCGCGAACTCGTAGTCCTCGGGGAAGCCCTGCGCCGCGGCGAGCTCGCGCGGCTGGAGCATCCGGTATCGGAGGTCGAGCCCCCACGGGTAGAGGTCCGGCACGCACAGCGCGTGCTGCTCGGTCGTCTCGGCAGCGGGAGCCTCGTCGACGCTGTCCGTATCCGCGTACTCGACGAGGTGTGGGCTGACGAGGTGGCCGTCGTGGTTCTTCGCGGTCACCGTGTGCAGCGGCCGTTCCTCGGGCTCGTAGGTCGGGTTCGAGTGGATGTCGCGCTGCGGGAGGTTCCGCGGCTTCACGAACGCCTGCTCCGCGTGGATGCAGTGGATAGCGCCGCGCGTCGCGATGGTCGGAACGGGCTCCTCGCTCGCGTCCCGAGCGCGCGCGTTCGAGTGCTGGCCCATCACCATTGTCGTCGAGTCTCCACCATCGGCCGCAACGGCCGCGGTTTCCGCCTTCACGAGGAACGGTTCCTCGCGGTCGTCGACAGCCTCGGGAAGGTCAGCGACCGGAACGATGTCCTCCTGCAGTTCGGTCGTTAGCCGAACGTCCTTGTCGTACTCCTCCACATCGCGCTGTGTCCCGTACTCTTCAAGGACATCTGCGAACGGCTCGACGCGCTCGTCGCAGTGGTCTCGAATGCCCTGCGCGATTCGTGCCATCGTGTTGTTCGAGAGCGGCTGGGAGCGCGCCCAGATGCTGGTGCCGTGGTCGGTCCAGTCGATGACGTCAGCCGCTGGCCGCCACGGTTCACGGCCGTCCTCGTCCGGGTCGCGGGCGTGCGTCGGTTCCGGATGGGTCGCGCGGCGGTCGCGACGGCCGACGACGAACAGCCGACGCCGGCTGGTCGCGTCGCCGTAGTCCGCCGCGTTCAACACATCCCAGTCGACCGAGTAGCCGAGCGAGCAAAGCGCGTCGACCCACGCTTTGAACGTCTCGCCGTTGCGTGTCGGCTGGCCGTCCTCGTCAACTGGCCCCCACGATTCGAGCTCGGGAACGTTCTCGACGAGGAGGGCTTTGGGCTGGGTCTTCTGCACCCAGTCGACGACGTGCCACGGACTGGCGCGGCGCTGCTCGTTGACTGGTTTCCCGCCGCGGGCGTTGCTGAAGTGCGTGCATTCCGGGCCGGCGACGAGGAGGTCGACGTCGTCGTCGCCGATGACGTTCGGTGGGTGGAGTTCCTCGACCTTCGCGTTGTGCTGCTCGGCCCACGGGTGGTTCCGGCGGTGCGTCTCGACGGCGTCCGTGTCGTGGTTGACGGCGACGAGGCGGACGTCGTGGCCGAGGTCCTCGCAGGCGAGTGCGAGGCCCGTACTGAAGCCACCGCCGCCGCAGAAGAGGTCCACGGCGGTCAGGTGGCTGGTCGGTTCAGTCATCGCTCGCCACCTCGCGCGTACTGGTCGATGGTGAGGCGCCGCCCGTCCTCGCCTTCTGGGTTCCAGACGTTGGTGACGATGCCGCCGCCGACGACCTCGCAGTCCGCGACGAGCACGCCGGCGAGGCCTTCGTCGTCCTCGTCGAGCGTCCGGACTACGCGGTTGTCGGGGTTCTCGGGGAGGAATATCGTCCAGTTGGTGCCGGACTTGTCGACCTCGAACGGCCCCTCGACGCGCATGAACCCGAAGTCGCCAGCGAGCGCGAACTCGTTGATGCTGTCTGGCTCGCCGGCGCCGTCGGCGAGTTGTTCCTGTGGGAACGAGACGGTGAGTTCGACGGGGTCCTCGCCTTGCGGCTTGATGGAGACCGTCCGGGGCGCGAGCCCGGGATTTTTCGGGTTCGTCATCTCGTCGGTGTCGCCGAAGTCGCGCTCGTCGACCATCGGGTAGTACGCGTCGAGCTGGCCGCCGCCCGACTCGAAGTGCTGGATGGTCGTCCGCGGCGTCCGAAACACGACCTGCCCCTCGAACTCACGCAGGCGCGGGGGAATCCAGAGGCCGTCGTCCTCGTCGATGTGCGTCGTCTCGCGGCCGCCGTCGGTCGCAAGTTCCGAGTCGCGCTTCGCTTCCGTGGAGACCTTGGGGCAGCACTCTCCGCACGCGACAGCGTTCCGCCGGCGGTCGTCGTCCTCGTGGGCGCTTGCCGCGTACACGAACACGTACTCTGCTCCGCGGTCGCACCGGGACTCGCCGTCGGGCCACAGCTGGCAGCCCTTGAACTTCTGCGCGGACGGGAGTTCGACGACATCGTAGACCGTTGGTGGTTCGACGTACTCGCCGCGGCCAGCGTCGTCGGCCATCACGCGACCACCTCGATTTCCGCGCGGTCGACCTTCGAGCCGGCGTTCCGACACCACTGCGCGGACTGATAGTCGCCGCGCTGGCTGGCGCGTCGCGCCCGCTCGTAGCAGTGGTCGACGAGCTCCTGTTTCGTCTCCTCGTCGACGTCCTCGATGACGAGGCCGTCGTCGTAGTGGTGGTCGTTCTCGATGCCGTAGTCCAGATAGTCCTCGAGGACCTCGGACTCCATCGCGTTGAGGTCCAATCGAAGAACCGTGTCGCCCGCTTGTTTGCTCATGCTGAATCACCGAGGGTTGCTTCCGCGGCTGTTGATTGCTCGCTCCAGTCGTACTCGCACTCGACGTCGTCCCGAATCTCGCGGCGCCGATATCGCTCCGGCCCCTCTTCAGTCGGGACAGTCCCCGGGCGTTCGCCGGCTTCTTCGAGGTACGCGATGCGTTCTTCGAGCGCCTCCACGACAGGGTCGCGTGGGCCGCGGTCGAGACGCCGTTCGACGGCCAGCCACGCGTTCGCTACTTCCAGCCGGTCGATGCCACGGATGCGCGCGAACGCCGTGAACAGCGGCGGCTCGCGGTTGCCGTCGATAAACATCGGGACATCGAGGTATCGCGCCGGGTCCTCGCCGAGGTCCTCGCGGAGCTGCGGGAAGGACTCGCGCTCGCTCGACGACGCGCGCGCGCCGACGCTCATGCCGAATCACCGTCCTCGGTTCTGTCGTCTGCCTCGATGAGCTGGCGTGCCTCCCGCGGGGGGATGTCGCTCGGCCCGGTGATGGTCGTGCCAAGCCCCTGCCGCTCGACACCGTTGTCGTCGGTCATGGCTGGCCCTCCGCGTTGTCGAGGCGGTCGTAGAGGTTTTCCTCGAAGACGAGGGCACGCACCCGTGAACGAGCGTGGTTGTCGTCCACGGGCCAGTCGAGCTCGTTGACGACGCCGCGGAGCGTCTCGCACGCTTCGACTGCGTCATGAATCGCGGCCGGCGTCACGTGGTCCGGAACGGGGAACCCGAACTCCTCGTACGGGTCTGCCTCGCTGCCGCCGGCGTCCCACATCGGCTCGTCGCTGATGGCGGCCTCGAACTGGACGATGCCGCTGATGCGGTGACCCTCGTCGTTGTGGAACGCGAAGACGTCGAGGGCGTCGTTGTAGACGACGAGGTACTCACCGCCGCGTTCCCCTTCGAGGCGGAGCGTTTTCGTGAGCCAGTCCTGTCCGTAGGGGACACGCCACGTCACGTCGGCTTCGATGTCGGCGACAGTGAGCGGGTTCGCGTAGTCGTAGTCCTCACGAGCCAGCTTGACTTCGTCGCCGGGCTCGGCGGCGTCGACGATGCCGCGGTACTCGCGGACGTTCTCGACGGCCGCCATCAGGCACCACCTCCGACATCCTCGGGGTCGGCATCGACGAGGTTTGCCGCGAGGG